GAAGCCGGATACGTCGACGACGAGGTGTGCTGCGAACTCTGCTGCGACTACTCCGAGGAGTCCTGACCATGACCACCACCGCCCGTGACCGTCTGCTGGCCGAGCTGCGCGCCGGCGAGGACCCGACCGCCGAGGAGTACCCCGACGCGGCGGCCCGCCTGGAGGGCCTGGTCGACGCCGCGATCGCCGAAGGCATCGCGAGCACCCGCGCTGCCGCTTTCAATGAGGCCATCGGCCGGTTCAACCGCCTCGTCACCCTGGCCCCGGACTCGAAGCGCGCGCCCGGGATCAACTTCGCCATCGGTGCCCTGCTGGCCATGCGTGACCACCCGCTGGCGGCTGCCTCGTGTCCCTGCCGCGCCGAGACCGTCCACCAGCACGGCTGCCAGAACTGACCACCCGACACCGAAGGGGCGCCTGATGGCCAAGCTCACCCGCAAGTTCACCATCGCCGAACTCGAAGAGATCGGCGTGCCGTTCGAGCTCGACGACGACCAGGAGGTCAGCGATCGGCAGGTTGAATCCCGCCGCTGGGTCGCTCTCCACGAGCTGCTGTTCCGCCACGACGGCCAGGTGTGGGCTGTCCGCTATGAGGTCGGTTTGACGGAGGAGCAGGAGTGCGAGCCGTTCGGCACCTCAGACCCGGAGGCGGTCGTCACGGCGACCGCGATGGAGGAGCGCCAGGTCACGGTCACAAAGTGGCTGCCCATCAACACCGAGGAGTCCTGATGAACCCGATCGACATCCGCGACCTCGCCCTGAACCTCAGCGACACCATCGCAGGGCTCGACAGTCACCGCACACGAGGCCCGCTGCTCGTCACCCGCGACGGCCAGCCCGAGGCCGTCATCATCCGCCACCAGGCGTACGCGCCCCGCCTGCACGACTTCTCGGTCGGCCAAGGCGGCATCCGCTGCCACCACTGCAGCCCGTCCGAGCACATCATCTGCGACACCAGCAGCCTCAGCATCGCCGTCGAGGCCGCCAACCGGCACTGGCGCGAGCAGCACCAGACGCGCCGCGCCCTGGCGACCGACCCGACGAAGGAGTCCTGATGGCCCGCAAGTCGAAGCCGTGGGCGGTGATCGCCACCACCCCAGCTGGCGCCACGACCCGCACCGAGCACACCAGTGAGGCGCGGGCATACGAGGTGGTCCGGAACCTGCGCGATGCGATCAACACCGGCGTGTTCTCCGCGACCGCGATCCGCGTCGAGCAGTGGGAACGCGACTGCGACCGCTGGGTCTGGTTCGACCAGCCCTACCCCGAGGAGTCCCAGTGAGCTCCAGGCGCCCCCGCTACCGGATCCGGCAGGGCGCCCTGTTCTGGTACCTGATCCTCACGGCACTTACCGTCGAGGTGGCCGCGGCGCTCATCACCCACGCGGTCACCACCTCCCGTGGCGCCTTCGGCCTCGTCATCTTCATCCCCACGTTCGCCATGCTCGGCACCATCACCCTCTGGGCCGGCGAACGCTGGCTGCCCAAGAAGCAGTCCCGCCGTACCTGATGCGCCGTGATGCGCGCAGGTCGGAGGCCGTCCGTCACTTCGTGATGGGCGGCCTTTCTGGCAGTTCAGCGCCCGGTCGGCGCAGGTACCAGGCGATCAGCGCGCGCAGCACCTGCGCCCGGTTGCCAGCGCGCTCACCTAGGTCAGCCCAGTCCGCATCGGGGACGCGGACGACCCGGTTCGTGGTGTGGGTGTCCTTCGCTCGGCTGACCATTCGCCCAGGTTAAAGGCTGCATATGCATACGTCGAGCATGCCGATTGCCGTGCATATGCACAGCTGCTACCTTGTGCATATGCACACCTCTGACGAGGGGTCACCCCAGGCCACCGCGCCCACCGAACCCCCCCACCAAAAAGGTCATCGGCGGCATCACCCTCTACGGCCCCCAGATCGCCAAACTCACCGCCGCCACCACCGGAGGAACCAGCCGCTCCGCCATCCTCCGACACCTCATCGACACCCACCTCTGACCGGAAACGGCAGAGCCGGGCACGCGACTCCACCGCGACCCGGCCCCTTCCGCAACCACAGGAGACACGCCTCCCATGGCCAGCACAAACCCTACCCACGAACCCCCCGACAACAGCAGCCACCGCAACATCAACGCCCTCCGCGAGTTCATCGCAGCCGCCAGCCGCCACGCAGTCGTCGGCGGCATCCGTCTCGCAGCAGCCTGCATGGCCGGCTGGAGTCTCTACACCGTCGCCCGCCACTACGACGTCCCCCGTGGACTCGCTCTCGCCGCCGGACTCGTCTTCGACGGCGTCGCCTATCTCTGCCTTCGCTCCGCATCCGACGCGATCCGCGCCGGCCGAACCGCAGCGCCCAGCATCCTCGCCACTCTCGGCATGGCCAGCGTCTCCGTCTACCTCAACCTCGTCCACGCCGACATCACCCACGGCGGCCACCCCGCCGAGGTGCTGTACGCCTCACCGGCCCTCGGGTTGCTCGTTGTCTCGGCGCTCTCATGGAACGCCGATCGGGCCAACGCTCGCGCTGCCCGCGGCGAGTCCGCGTTCCGCCTGCCGAGCTTCGGCTTCTGGGGGTGGCTCCTCGCCCACAACGAAGCCGCTGGAGCGCTTCAGGCGAGGGCCGTTGCGCACGTGACCAGCGGCGCATCACCCGCGCATCAGCCCGCATCACGGCCCCGCACCGCCCACGCCGTCCTCGCCGAGAAGTTCGCCGCGATGGACCCAGCCCAGGTGATCACCGTTGCCGCTGAGTCTCACCCGCACCTCAACCATGCGGAGCTCGCTGAGCTGCTCGGCTCGTACGGCACCACCGTGTCAGCCCTCGACGTGGCGCTCGCCCTCGAACTCGCCGCGACGCCGACGGTCACCCTCGACCGGGTACGGCCCGAGACGCCACCGATCACACCGAGGGACAGCCGCCCCGCACTCGACGCCCTGATGCGCGGTGATGCGCCCCAGCTCAGCGGCCTGTCGAAGGCCGATGCGATCACCACCATGGCCCGGCACCTCGGCGGCCTCGACACCGCCGCATCGGTCGTTGCCCAAGCCCTCGCCAAGGCAGGCCGGCCCGCCGACACCGCATACATCCGCACCGCCCTCTCCCGCGCCCGCACCGCCGAGCAGGCAGAGGCCGCCGCACAGCAGGCCGCGCATGAGCGGCGCCACGGGAACGGCGGGTACGCGTGATGTTCGGACGCAAGGACAAGCCGGAGCAGTCCGGTCAGCAGTGCCGGGCAGCCGCCAACCGGCGGGCCGACCGTGCCGGCCACCGCCAGATCGAAGGCAACCGCGCAGGACGCACCACCTGGGTCGTCGAACCCGCGCCCAAGAAGTGGTGGCGGTCATGATGCGCCGCCGAACCCGCCACCCGAAGGGGGAGCACGATGCACAGTCTGATCTGGTGGGCCCTGGCCGTAGGGGAGCCGACCGCAGCCGCCGCCGCGTACACCGCCCTCCGGTGGATGCGCCGGAGCCGGAGGTGACCGAGGAGCCGGACGAGAAGGAGGGCGAGCCGGAGCAGGACGACGACCCGTCGCACGTCCTCCCCGCCGCGGTCCTCGAGCGGATCGCCGCCATCATCGCCGAGACCCCGGAGGAGAGGGCCACCCGCCGGAAGACCGAGCGCGAGGCGGCGTTCATCGCCGCAGGCGAGACCCAGAACGAGCGTGAGGCGCGGCACCGGGTCGAGCGGAAGGCGGCCGAGCGGGCCGCCACCGCCCTGTGGCGCCAGCACTACGGCGAGCGCGTCAAGCGATTCCGGCAGTGGGTGCTGCTGACCGCCGTGTCCACCGGCATCGGCTGGGAGGTCGGGGCGCCCCAGGCGCTCGCGCACCTGCCGCAACCGGTCCAGGTGGGAGCCGTAGTTGCCGCCTGGTGGGTCGACTGGTGGCTCCGCAGCAAGGGGAAGGTGCGGGTCTCCGAGGCCCGCCAGTGGGCGCTCGTGGGCGTGATCCTCACCCGGGTTCCCTTCGCCTCCGCGCTGGTCGCCATGTGCGGCCTCGTCCCCACCATCGCCGTCCTGTACGGCCACGTCCCCACTGCCCGTTAGGAGGCCGTCATGTTCGGAGCAATCGGATCGGGCGGTGCCATCCTCCTGATCATCGTCGCTCTGTTCGTCCACAAGAAGGGCGGCGGAAGGCTCAAGCCCGTCAAGGACCACCACGTCATCTACTGGGGTGCCGCGCTCGGCCTGCTCTCTGCCGGGGGCGGCCAGGCGCTGGCCCAGCTCAGCACCGTAGCCACAACGATCAACCAGACGGTCAGCCAGCAGTCCGGCGCCGTAGGCCCGATCGGCGCCGGCGCGGTTGCCGTGACCCTGATCCTGATCGGATTCGGCACCAAGCCGACCATGACCAAGGACCTGATCGTGGGGGTCGCGCTGCCTGGCGCGCTCTCGGCCGCCGGGGGCATTCTCGCGGTGCCCGTGACCATCATGGCGTCCCTGCTGCACGGGTTCGGTGCCTGATGCGCGGCTACCTGAAGGGCGTCAACCTGGCGACGTTCGCCGCCGGGCACCGCCGGATCGCCGCCGCCATCAAGGCCCGCAACACCGAGCCGGAGCCCGAGCCGTGTGAGCACCCGGAGCACAAAAAGCCCAGCCACGCCGAACACTGCGCGAGCCACCCGGCGGCGAAGGCCGAGCAGGGTGACGTGAAGCGCCCGTTCGTGATGTGGGCCTGGCGCGCCGGGGGGACAGCCGGGGTGCTGTGGCTGTTCTGGCCGCTGGTCGGCGCGTGGCTGCCCACGGCGGTCACCGTAAGCGTGCTGCTGTGGGTGCTGGCCGCGCTGGTCGCCGGCCAAGGCCACGTGCCGGCCGCCGCGTCCGGAGAGGCGGAGAAGGGAGCTGCGCCCGGGCAGGCGGCTGCCGACGATGACGGGGAGTGGATCGACGAGGAGCCGCCCCTGCAGGTGCTGCTGGCCCTCATCCGGCACGTGGCCAACACCTCCGATCAGGGCACCGCCGCGCACCTCGACGACGTGCTCACGGAGGGCCAGCGGAGGGGCCTCTTCGGGGGCTGGGAGAAGGCCGACCTGAAGGCCTATCTGACGGACGATCTGAGCCTGCCCGTGGAGGAGCTGAAGCTCCACTTCCGGCGCCGTCAGCGGGTGCGGCTGGGGGTGCGGCTGAAGGCCCTCCCGGAGGTTGATCCGGCACCTGTCCCGGCGGTGCTGCAGAAGGCCGTCTGACCGCTCCCCTGGGGTCGCTCGCGGCCCCTCCCCGGGGCTGGGGAGTCGCGGTAGGACTCGCAGGTCAGCACGCTCCTACCGCCCCGCCTACCGGGCCCCTACCGCGACTCCTACCGGAGCGCCTACCGCCAGCTTCACCCGCCCCAGGGACTGCCCGGGGCGGCTTCCCTGCGAGAGGATGAGCCCATGGCCGACAAGCCCCACCCGCCCGGTGACACCTGGTCGATCCACTGGATCGGCACGTACCGATACCCCGTGCACTGCCGCGCGGTGGCCGACGACTTGGACCTCGGCGAGTGGGAGTGCCGGGCCTGCGACGCCGTCGTGCACGTCCGGGACATCCCCGGCTGGCGCGACAGCACGACGAGAGGATGAGGACTATGGCACTTGTCGACGACATCGAGTTCTACGGCTACGCGGTTGCCTCGGGCGAGATGGACCGCGCGACGGCCAGTCGCCTCCTGGCGGAGCCAGCCACAGGTGGCCTGACAGCTGCCGGTGCCGATCTTCTGATCGACGAGTGGCAGACCGCGCGCCATCTGTTTGTGCAGGAGGGCGACCGTGCCGCTGAGGCACTGAAGCGAATCGGGACGGGGATCAGCGAGTGACCGGCACGCTAGTTGCCGCGAGAGGATGAGGACATGAGCCAGCAGCCCGCCATCGGTCGGCCAGCCCTCGGCCACGGCAGCGTCGTTCTTCACGCTGCCATCGAGATCAACGGCCGGAAGCTCCAGTCCACCATGACGGCTCCCCTCCACCACTGGGGCGAGGCCGGGCCCGAGTACCAGGAGCACATGAAGGCCGCGGTCCTTCGGCAGTTGGCGGAGGAGATCGTCAAGGAGCTTGCCCCCGAGGTCACGGTGACGATGCCACCCCCGACCCTGCATGAAGCGCTCACCGAGGCCCTGCGGCCCTTCGACTACCCGCAGGCGTACTGATGACCGACGACCTGATCGTGTGCCTGGAGGCGCGCGGCAACTGGCTGGCGCCCGACAAGGCTGAGCCGCCGATCGATGGCCGCCGGTCGGACGCCGAGATCGATGCCCTGAAGCGCGGCATCCTCGCGCTCGCCGGGACCGTAGAGGAGAACGAATCGGATGACTGAGCAACCCAGTGAGTCCGAGCTGCGTTGGGCAGGGCCGAGCCTGCAGTTCGCCGCGATCGGTGCGGCGATGCAGACCGTGATCGAAGGCGCCGAGCGCGTGAGCCGATACTTCGTGACGGCCGGTGCTCTCGGCGTCAGCCAGGAGCGCGCGCAGGAGATCCTGCAAGAGGCCCAGGGCTTGGCGGCAGGCAGCACGCCTACCAAGGACGAGCTGGATCGCGCTCGGCAGCTGCTCTACCCGGAAGGGGCAGGCGAGTGACCGCCGACCTGGTGGCGTTCCTGCGGGCACGCCTCGACGAGGACGAGCAGGTTGCACGGTCAGTCCCGTCAGGGCCTTGGCGGTGGACGCCCGAGGCGAACGAGTGGGACCAGAACGGGCCGATGCTCGTCTCTGAGGAGGCTGGTGTGCTGGCAGCCTGAGGCCATGATGCCTGGGGCCTCACGATCGCCGATGGGGTCCAGGAGTACATCCTGCGCCATGATCCGGCGCGGGTGCTGGCCGAGGTCGACGCCAAGCGGCGCATCCTCGACGAGTGCGGATGGGCCGTCAAGAACGGTGGCGGCAGCGCCTTCGTGCTACCCGTCCTCCGCCTGCTCGCCCTGCCGTACGCCGATCACCCCGACTACCGGCCCGACTGGGCCCCGGAGGCATGACCATGACGACACCGCAGAAGCTCCCCGGAGTCACCGTCATGGCCAACGGCGAGATCCGGCTGAGCGCCGACCTCTTCCCCGAGGAAGCCCGACACGGCGCCCTCTCGCGCGGCCTCACCGTCGCGGAGGCCGCGCTTCTCGCAGCCGAACTGATTGGTGCTGCCGAGGTCGTCGAGCCGACAACCGGCTGACGCCTGGCTACGATCCGGCCACAACCGCCCCGCCCCGCGTGCTCCTGCGGCAGGATGCCCTCGCCGCAACCCCAACCCGCAGGAGCCACCGTGGAACCCTGGCACATCATCCTCGCCGTCCTCGTCATCATCGCGCTGATCGTCGTCGGCCTGGTCAAGCTCATCCGCCGACGCTGACTGTCCCGCCCGGCTGCCACTGTTCGGACGGGCCCGGCGCCCGCACCGACTCCCCTCGGGCGGCGCCGGCCCGGTGTGGGGATGCACAGCAGGCACCTAGAGGGGTCCGGGCGCCCGCAACGTCAGCCCCCGGTCCCGCTCCGGCCGGGGGCTGACCCATGCCCTCCCTACCCTGACCGGCAGGGAAAGGGGAGACCATGAGCGTGGAAGACCAGGCACGGGACGGCGACGGCAAGTTCATCCGCACCGTGGAGACCGCCGAGCGCGACGCCAAGGCAGCCCGCATGCGCTCGCGAGGCATGAGCTACCGGGACATCGCCAGAGCGCTCGAAATCGACGTCAAGACGGCGCACACCGCCGTCAAGCACGCCATGCAGGACGTGGTGCGCGAAGCCGCGGAGGACGCCGTGCAGTTCGAACTCGACCGCCTCGACGAGATGCACCGGGCCGCGCTGAAGGTGCTGGAGCGGCACCACATCGTCGTATCGAACGGGCAGGTGGTCCGCCTCGACGGCGAAGCGCTCCAAGACGACGGGCCCGTACTCTCGGCGATCGACCGCATCGTCCGCATCTCCGAGTCCCGCCGCAAGCTCCTCGGGCTGGACCAGCCGGCCAAGACGCAGGTGAGCGGCGGCGTGACGTACGAGGTCGTCGGCATCAACCCGGAGGACCTGCGGTAGCCGCATCCTCTGCTGTCACGGCTCCCCGCGACGGTGGGCACGAAAGCGCCCAAGGAGCGGGGAGCGAACCGTGGTTATCGCATGCTGGATCTTGATCTCGTGGCACCTGCTGAGCATCGTGCTCGTGCCGTCGTCCGTCGGAAAGGCCCGGCGGCCGATGACCAGCGGTCAGGCCGCCATGGTCACGACCATCAACCTGGCCGTCATCGCCGTGCTGATCCTCATCGCCGGCGGGAGGCTGCGGTGAGCGACAAGGTGATCCGCATCGAAGCCGGAGAGCTCCGCCACGTTGAGGTCCGCCCCGGCGACCTGTTCGTCCTGAGGACTGAGCACCGGCTCTCGCTCGACGAACTCGACGCGATACGAGAGCAGTGGGCCAAGGCTGTTGGCACGCACGTGCCCCTCGTGGTCATCGAGGACGCCGACCTGACGGTATTCCGATCTGTGGAAGCTGACCGCCGTGACCACGGCCACAGTCGTCCGGTATGAGCCGCGCGGCGCCGCTGCCGAGCTGTTCCGCGCCCGCGACCCCGAACTGTGCATCGTCGGCGCGGCAGGCACCGGCAAGTCCCTCGCCTGCCTGTACCGCATGCACCTCGTAGCCCTGTCGAACCCGGACTTCAGAGGCCTGATCGTCCGTAAGACGGCCGTCAGCCTGACCTCCACCACCCTCGTGACGTTCAAGAAGAAGGTCGTGAAGGAGGCCGTCGCCACCGGCCTGTGCCGGTGGTACGGCGGCAGCCAGCAGGACGCGGCCGGCTACTACTACGACAACGGCGCCGTCATCAACGTCGGCGGGATGGACAAGCCCGAGAAGATCATGAGCTCGGAGTACGACCTCGTGTTCGCCGACGAGGCCACCGAACTCACCGTCGACGACTGGGAAGCCATCGGCACCCGCCTCCGCAACGGCGGCCTCTCCTGGCAGCAGCAGATCGCCGCAGCCAACCCCGGCCACCCCACCCACTGGATGAAGCAGCGCGCCGACGCAGGCAAGATGCGCATGCTCACCAGCATCCACCGCGACAACCCCAGGTTCGTCAACGCCGACGGCAGCCTCACCCACGAAGGCATCGCCTACATGGCCAAGCTCGACGCCCTCACCGGAGTCCGCAGGCTGCGGCTCCGTGACGGCCAGTGGGCCGCCGCCGAAGGCCTCATCTACGAGCACTGGAACGCCGCCACCCACCTCGTCCCGAAAGCCGTCGTCCGGCCCGAGTGGCCACGGCGCCTGGTCGTCGACTTCGGCTTCACCAACCCGTTCTGCGCCCAATGGTGGTCAGAAGACCCCGACGGGCGCCTCCACCTCTACAAGGAGATCTACAAGACCAAGACCCTTGTCGAAGACCACGCCCGCGACATGCTCCTCCAGATGACCAAGCTGGTCAGGCCAGCTCCCAAACGCACCGTCCTCACCGCCAAGGACATCCGCGAGGACATCCAGGCGGGCATCCGCCAGTGGACCGAAGACAAGCCCCGCCTCGTCATCTGCGACCACGACGCCGAAGACCGCGCCACCCTGGAGCGCCACCTCGGCATGGGCACCATCGCCGCCCACAAGTCCGTCAAGGACGGCCTCGAAGCCGCGCAGGCCCGCTTCAAGGAAGCTGGCGACGGAAAGCCCCGCATCTTCCTGTGCGAGGACGCCCTCGTCGACAAGGACCCGGAGCTCGTAGAGGCCAAGCTGCCCACCTGCACAGCCGAGGAGATCGTCGGGTACGTGTGGGAGCCTCCAGGCCCCGGCAAACCGCCGAAAGAAGCCCCCGTCAAGAAGGACGACCACGGCATGGACGCGATGCGGTACGCCGTCGCCGAGGCAGACCTACGCTCCCGACCCCGCGTGAGGTGGATGTGATGCCCTACCAGCAGATCGCCGCCCTACTCCGCCCCCTACTGCCCGTCGTGCTGGTCATCGCCGGGCTCGGGCTCGTCTCCTACGGGCTGTGGCTCGCCTGGCCGCCGCTCGGCTGGGTCGCCGCCGGCGCGTCCTGCCTGTGCGCTGAGATGGCCATCTCGGACCGGCCGCGTCGCTAGGAGGCCCACCTGTGGCGTCGTTCATCCGCTCTCTGCTGAACCGGACGCCGGTCGCGTATGCCCCGTCGCGTGTCGGCCGCGGCATGTCGTCGATGTGGGGCTCGCCGTCTGGGATGACCGCGCAGATGCGGGCCATGGGTAGCGTCGGCACGCTGTTCTCGATCGTCAACCGCACGTCCACATCGACCGCCCAGGTGGAGTGGCACCTCTACCGGAAGGCCAAGAGCGGGCGGAAGGAGGACCGGGTTGAGGTCACCAGTCACGCCGCACTCGACCTGTGGAACCGCCCCAACCCGTTCATGCCGAGGCAGGAGTTCGTCGAGGTTGAGCAGCAGCACATCGACCTGACGGGTGAGGGCTGGTGGGTGATCGCCCGGGACCCGCGCTCGCCGATTCCGCTGGAGCTGTGGCCGGTCCGCCCAGACCGGATGATGCCGATCCCGTCACCGACGGACTACCTAGTCGGCTACGTGTACACGGGCCCGGACGGCGAGCAGGTGCCGCTGGGCCTGGACGAGGTCATCCAGATCCGCATGCCCAACCCGCTCGACACGTACCGGGGCATGGGCCCGGTGCAGGCGATCCTCACCGATCTTGACGCGAGCCGGTACAGCGCCGAGTGGAACCGGAACTTCTTCCTCAACTCGGCCGAGCCGGGCGGAATCATCGCCGTCGACCGGCGCCTCGACGACGACGAGTTCGACGAGATGCGGATGCGCTGGGCCGAGCAGCACCGCGGTGTGGCCGCAGCCCACCGCGTGGCGATCATGGAGCAGGGCGCGACCTGGGTCGATAGGAAATTCACGCAGAGAGACATGCAGTTCGCCGAACTCCGGTCCGTCTCCCGGGACGTGATCCGGGAGGCCTTCACGATGCCCGCCTTCGCACTGGGCGAAGTAGCCGACGTCAACCGGGCCACCGCCGACGCCAGCCGCGTCTGGTTCGCCGAGCAGCTGACCGAGCCGAGGTTGGAGCGCTTCAAGGCCGCTCTGAACTTCGAACTCCTGCCGATGTACGGGGCCACTGCCACCGACCTCGAGTTCGACTACGAGAGCCCCGTCCCCGAGGACGAGGAGGCCGAGAACGCTGCGCTGACCACCCGCTCCACCGCCGCTGCCGTCCTCGTTGAAGCGGGCTACGACCCGGCCGAGGTGCTCCACACCGTCGGCCTGCCGCCGATGACGCACGTCGCCCCCGCGCCCCCGCTCAGCGTGCCCGTCAACCGGCACGACCACCGGCCCCGCGCCAGCCGCCGTCTCCGCCTCCGGGACTCCGCCGACGCCGACCTGGAGGACGTCCGAGCCGACCATGAGCAAGCCCTCGCTAGCCTCACCGCCACCTGGGGCAGCATCGAGGCCGGATGGATCACCGACCTCGAGGGGCAGATCGAGACGGCCGTCGACGCCGTCGACACCGCGGCCCTTGCCGGCCTCACCGTGCCGACGGACACCGCCGCCGAGGCGCTCACCCGCGCGCTGCAGGTGATGGCCGATCAGGCCGCGCAGCGCATCGTCCAGCAGGCCGGGCGGCAGGGCATCCGCATCATGCCGCCGCAGTTCACCAACCGCGCACCACTGCGTGATGCGCTCGGTGCCGATCTGGCCGCCATCGCACAGGCCACTTCCGCGCTCCTCGCCTCTGGCCTGGCCGCATCAGCCGCCCGGGAGGCGATGCGCCTCGCCACACCCGCCGCATCAGGGCGCTCCGTCGCGGATGCCGTCGGCGCGTTCCTGCGCGGCCTCGCGGGCTGGGTTCGCCGCGACCAGCTCGGCGGTGCACTCCACCGCGCCCAGAACACCGGCCGCCTCGCGGCGATCGGCGCCGGGCCTGACGACGTGGTCATCACCGCGTGCGAGATCAACGACATCAACGAGTGCGAGCCCTGCGGTCAGATCGACGGAACCGAGTTCCCCAACCTCGCTGCAGCTGAGGCGGCGTACGGCACGGGCGGTTACATCGGGTGCGACGGCGGGATCCGCTGCCGAGGCACCGTGACCGCCGAATGGCCCTCCGGTGGTGGTGGCAGCTGAGGCGAGGAGGGCTGGATGCCAGGCAGGCTACGCACTGCTCGGCCCCGGGCACAGCTGAGGCAGGGCCGCACCGACTGGTACCGGCTGATCAACAGCATCGGCGGCAACGCCCCGGCGACGCTGCACATCTACGACGAGATCGGGTACTGGGGCATCACCGCGTCCGACCTCGTCGCGGAGCTCTCTGCCCTGGACGTCTCCGCGATCGACGTGCACATTAACTCGCCTGGCGGCGAGATCTTTGACGGCATCGCCATCATGAACGCCCTGCGTGCGCACCGGGCGACGGTCACCACGTACGTCGACTCCCTCGCCGCGAGCATCGCGTCCGTGATCGCGATGGCGGGCGACCGGGTCGTGATGGCGCCCAACAGCCAGCTCATGATCCACGACGGTAGTGGGCTGTGCATCGGCAACGCCGCCGAGATGCGCGAGATGGCCGACCTCCTCGACCGGCAGTCCGACAACATCGCCGACGTCTACGCCCAGCGCGCTGGCGGGACCGTCGCGGACTGGCGCGCTCTGATGACCGCCGAGACCTGGTACACGGCCGAAGAGGCTGTCGAGGCTGGGCTGGCTGATGAGGTTTCACCAACACGAAACCCGAGTAGCGGAAATTCGCCGGAAAACTCGTGGGATCTCTCGATCTTCCGGTACGCGTCGCGCGCCGAGGCGCCCGCCCCGGTGAACGTGGCCGCCACCGAGGCGACGGCCGAGACGCCGCCAGCCGCTGATCCTGCCGCAGACACCACCCCGGCGGCTGCCGAGCCTGCGCCCGCCGTCGAGCCCCCGGCCGCGCCGGAGGCCGACCCGTGGGCCGACGCCACCAGCCACCTGACTTCCGCGCCGTCACCCGACGACGCGTTCGCCACCCTGACGGAGGCACTCCTGTGACCACCACCACCGCCCTCCCGACGGGCACCCCCATCCCGGCCAACGCCGCCGAGCTCGCCGAGATGCTCGCCGACCCCGGCCGGCTCAAGGACGTCCTGGGCTCGAAGGAGGTCCTCGGGGCGTTCATCAACGCGTACGCCGACAAGCAGCAGGGCGACGGCACCGAGCTCAACCGCATCGTTGCGGAGGAGACCCAGCGTCAGCTCGCCAACATGCTCCGCGAGAACGGCCAGAAGGCCGACAAGGAGGCCATCCGCCGGCCGTCCTTCGACCCGCAGGCCAAGCGCTCCGGGTCGATGCTCACCTCTCACCGGCAGGGCACCGCCCACAACCCGCACGCGGCCGGCGCAATCCTCGACCAGCACTTCGAGGACCACATCGACTACGTGCGCACGATCTGGCACAAGACGCCCGAGGCCAGCGTCGCGGAGAAGCTCGGCGTGCTGCGGAACGCGGCGTCGAGCGTCTCGCCGTCCGACGGTGGCTTCCTGGTGCCGGAGAACCTCCGCAGCCAGCTGCTGCAGATCGCGCTGGAGGAGTCGGTGGTCCGGCCGCTGGCGACGGTCGTGCCGATGGACAGCGCCCGCGTGCCGTTCCCGATGATCGACTCGACGTCGAACCAGTCCAGCGTCTTCGGTGGGATGATCGCTTACTGGGGCGAGGAGGGCGCCAACCTCACCGACTCCAACCCGAAGTTCGGTCGGGCCGAGCTCGACGCCAAGAAGCTCACCGGCCTGTCGGCGGTCCCGAACGAGCTCCTTCAGGACTCCATCGTCAGCTTCTCGGCACTGATCGAGAACCTCTGGCCCAAGGCGCTCGCGTTCTCCGAGGACGCCGCGTTCATGTCCGGCTCCGGCGTGGGCGAGCCCCTCGGGTTCATGGGCGCGGCCAACTCCGCGATGATCGCCGTCGCGGCGGAGTCCGGTCAGCCCAGTGCCACCATCACCTACAAGAACATCGTCAGCATGTACGCCCGCATGCTGCCCTCCAGCCTCTCGAAGGCCGTGTGGATCTGCTCGCCGGACGCGCTGCCCGAGCTGTTCACCATGGCCCTCGCGGTGGGCGTCGGCGGTGGCCCCGTGTTCATCAACTCGGCCGTCGGCTCGGCCCCGATGACCATCTTCGGCCGCCCGCTCATCATCTCCGAGAAGGCCGGCGCGCTGGGCTCCCAGGGCGACATCTCCTTCGTGGACCTGTCGTACTACCTGGTCGGCGACCGGCAGACCATGACCGCCGACAGCTCCACCGACTTCAACTTCGGCTCCGACAAGACCACGTTCAGGATCATCCAGCGCGTCGACGGCCGCCCGTGGCTCAAGTCCGCGATCACCCCGAAGAACGGCGGCAGCACCTTGTCACCGTTCGTGGAGCTCGCGGCCCGCTAACCCCCCGACCGGCGCGGGCAATCAACCCCCCGCGCCGGGCACCACCCGGACCGGCAGCGCCGCCCCGGACCGGCACCCACCAGGAAGGCAACACCATGTCCCAGAAGGCCCTCGGGCGCCTCATCAACAGCACGCCTGCCGCCGACGGCAAGTGGATCAACCTGCAGGGTGCTGCAGGAGTGACGTTCATCTGCTACCTCGCCGGCGCGGCAGGCGACACCTACACGCTGCAGGAGGCCAAGGACTCCTCCGGCACCGGCGCCCAGAACCTGGTGAACATCACCGAGTACCACACCAGCACCGGCGACGGTTCCGACGCGTGGACCCGGCGCACGCAGGCCGCCGCCGCGACCGTCGTCACCGCCGCCGCCGCCACGCAGAACGCCATGGTGTGCGAGGTCGAGGGCACCAGCCTCTCGGACACCTACAAGTTCGTGAAGCTCACCTCCACCGGCGCCGGGACGGTCAACGCGGTCACCCGCGACCTGATGACCCAGCGCACCCCCGCCAACCTGCCCGCGATGGGGGTCTGACATGACCGTCGTCATCCCCACCAACCAGCTGCGGACGATCCTGCTCGGCAGCCGCGTACAGGCCACCGACTACGCGCTCGTCACCGAGACGCACACCCTGTTCAACGTGACCGGCGGCAAGGTGCTGATCACGTCGCTCATCGGCGTGGTGACCACCACGATGACCGTCGCCAACACCGTGAAGCTGCAGGCCAACCCGACCGTCGGCGCTACCGGCGACCTGTGCGCCGCAACCGACCTCGGCACCACCGACACCCCTGCCGGTGACCTGCTGAGCTTCCAGGGCCTCAAGACCGACTCGATCGTCTTCGGCGTAGGGGCGGTGCCGACACTCAAGCAGCCGATCGCCGTGGCCGTCGGCACGATCGAGCAGGTCACCACCGGCACCAGCCCGGACGGCAACATCACGTGGCTGCTCACGTACGCGCCGCTGGACGACGGTGCTGCGGTGACGGCGGCCTGACGGTGGCCCTGTGGCTGTGCACGGACTGCTCCGCCGCCTACGCGGTGGGGCAGCCCGCATGCCCCAACTGCGGCTCGACCGCCTACCTGGAGGACCACCCGATGCCGAAGATCAGCGTCCACGGCGGCGCCACCAACGCCACCGACGAACCCGAACCCGAGCCCGACACCACCCAGCTCGACGCCCCCGAGGAGGAGCCATCTCCTGGCAGCAGCTCCGAGACATCCTCCTCGAAGGGCAGCAGCTCGCCCAAGACGAGCGCCAGCGGGGCCCGATCGCGTGCCCGAACGACGGAGAGCCCCTCCTGACCGGCCCAGACGGCCAGCTCTACTGCCGCTGGGACGGCTGGCGCCCCGACGGCACCTACATCAGCAACCAGTAGAGGAGGGAGGCACGGTGACTGCCACCGGCTACGTCAGCACGACCGGCGACACCCGCAAGGTCAGCAAGTCGGGCGACACCATGACTGGCGAACTCACCCTGCCCGACTCCTCCCCGGACGCCCCCCTCAACGCGGCCAGCAAGGGCTACGTCGACGCGCAGACCGCCACCCGGGCCTCTGCGGCCATGCAGATCCTGGCCGGGACCGGGCTGACCGGTGGCGGCACCCTCGCGGCGGACCGGACCCTCGCCGTGGCGTACGGCAGTGGCGCCGGGACCGCCGCCCAGGGCAACGACTCGCGCCTGTCCGACGCCCGCACCCCCACCGCCCACGCCAGCAGCCACGCCAGCGGCGGAACCGACCCGATCACCCCGGGCTCGATCAACGCGGCTTCGCTCGCCACCTGGACCACCAAGGGCGACATCCTCGCCGCCACCGGGCCTTCCTCCCCGGCCCGGGTCGCGGTCGGCGCGGACGGCTACGTCCTCACCGCGGACTCCACCCAGACCGCCGGAGTGAAGTGGGCCGCCGCCACCGGGGGAAGCGGAGGAAGCGGCACCGCGACGGCCATCGCCACAACCGAGACCTACCTGACACCCGGCGACGTCGCGCTGCCCAACACCTCCGGCACCTGGCAGATCGTCAAGAGCGGCGGCACCGTGCCGCTCCAGGCACAGATCGCCGCGTCCATCGGCGACAAGGTGATCGTCACCGCAGCGTTCATGAGGAGCGCCAGCAACCAGTTCCTCGACCTCGCGCTCCTCGACAGCGCGGGCGTCCCCAACCTGTACGCCTCGTCCGGGACCACGACGCCCGCCACCGAGGGCCTGCCCTCCTACTACCCGCAGTCCGCGAGCTTCCCCGGCGTCACCGGGCAGTGGCAGTTCACCGTCGCGGCCGGCCACATCTCCGGCGGCGTGGTCACGATCGCCCTGGTCACCAAGGGCACTGGCACCGGCACCGTCTACGCCTCCTCGAACTACCCGATGAGCATCCTGCTGACGGCGATCAGCTCCTCGGGCACGTCGGCGATCTACCCGCCATCGTTCCGGCTGCCGCGGTTCTCGCAGCCAGCGGTGGCCCTCACGGACTTCCAGTCGGGCCACGGGTTCACCGCCTCCGGGGCCACGTTCACCGCGAACGACACCTCGGCGTACGTGCGCGGCACCCAGTGCGCGCAGATCGTCACCCCGGGGGACGGTGTCACCTACAACGTCACGGGGACGATCAGCACGGTGGACTCCACCGCCCGGCTGCTGCGGATCCTGGTGAGGGTCGAGGACATCACCCTGCTGCGGTCCTTGGACGTGCAGCTCGCCGTCGACAACACCTTCGCCAACGGGTGGACGTGGAACCCGCAGGGCACTACGGGCACGAGCACCTACCTGACCTCGGGCGACTGGGTGCTGATGAGCCTGGGCTTTGCGGACGCGACCGCGCTCGGCGCTGGGGCCCGTACGGGCCTAACGGCGTTGCGGTTCCGTGTTCGGGACACCGGCACGGCTGCGCTGACGGTGCGCCTCCAGGCGGCTGAGCTGGTCGCGGACGGCAGTGCGGTGTTCCCCAACGGCGTCGTGGTCCTGTCCGCCGACGACTGCTACCAGAGCTTCGTTGACCTGGGCAAAAGCCGCCTCGACCTCTACGGCTACCCGGTCACCGAGTACGTGATCGTGGACCGTGTCGGGCTCTCCGGCCGCATGACCCTCCAGGAGCTCCAGGATCTCCAGGCCACCAGCGGCTGGGAGCTGGCGTGCCATGCCTCCTCGGACACGGTGCACGGCCTGACGTACAGCGGCGTGACGGCGGCTCAGGTCGATGCGGACGCCCGCGCGATGAAGTCCTACGCCGTGGCCAACGGCTGGCGTGGTGCGGACCTGTTCGCCCTGCCGAAGGGGTCGACCGCCAAGACGACGGACGGCGCTTCGCTAATCCCGATCTTGCAGAAGTACTTCAACACCGTGGCCACCACGGTGAACAAGACCCGCGAGGTCTTCCCGCCCAGCGACCCGTTCCGAGTGCGCCGGATCAGCGCGATCAGCAGCTTCTCCGGCGGTTACGCGCCGACGAACATCACCAACAGCGGCGGCGACCTCGACAAGATCAAGGCAGCTGGCGGTGTGCTCTGCCTGAACTTCCACCAGATCGTGGCCAGCTCGCCTGCCGACTCCAGCCAGATCCTGCAGTCCGACTTCAACACCATCATCGACGGCATCGCCTCGCGCGGCATCCCCGTCCTCACCATGGGCGAGCTGATGCGCTACGCCCTCACGTCTGCGAGCAGCGGCGCCGCAGTGGACAACTCCAGCATCCCGAAGAAGCTCGGGGCGATCGGCGCCGCAGGCGGAAGTATCCTCGCCTCCGCGTCTGACCACGTCCACCCTCGGGCCCACTGGGCCCCCGAGGACCACAACCTGATCACCTGGACCCAGGACCCGGCGACCTGCGCGGCTGGCCAGATCATCCCGACTGCCGGGCAGGTGCAGTTCGCCCGGATCCACCTGTCCGAGGCGAAGACCATCACCAACATCCTGCTGTTCATCTCAGCAGCAGGTACCAGCTTGACCAGTGGCCAGTGCTTCGCCGCCCTATACAACGCCTCCAAGGCCCTGATCGCCGCCACCGCCGACCAAGCCACCAACTGGCAGTCCACCGGCACGAAGACCATGGCCCTCGCAGGCGGGGCTCAGGCTCTCGCGGCCGGCGACTACCTCGTGGCGTTCTACGCCAACGGGAGCACGCTGCCCACGATGCTCCGCGGCGTCAGCCAGTCCGTGGTCAACGCCGGGCTCAGCGCCAGCACTTCCCGCTACGGCACCGCCGACGGCGGCCTCACCACCGCCATGCCCTCCACCCTCGGCACCCTCTCAGGCGCATCCAACGCCTGGTGGGCGGCCCTCAGCTAGGGAGGCACCATGACCGACGTCATCGCAGGCCAGAGCGTCACTCTGCTCTCCCAGTGGTACGACTTCGAGGGCGGCTCCCTCACCGACCTGGATGCCACCCCGAGCATCACCATCGTCAACATTGGCACCGGCACCCCCGCGCTCGGCACCACCACCACGGGCGTCACCCACCCCGGCACGGGCTCCTACGGCTACACCTGGACCCCCGCCACCAGCCTGACGGCAGGCGAGTACCTCGCCACCTGGACAGGCACCAAGGCCAGCGCCCCCGTGACCGCGGCGGAGACCATCACCGTCACCGCGGCAGGCACCCAGCAGGCCGCCGTGAACACCGAGGGGGTCTGGTACTGCACCCGGGAGGACGTGAAGGGCGCCCTGGACATCAAGGAGACCGCCCGGTCCAACGCCGAGGTGGACCGTGCGATCGCGGCAGCCACGCGAACCGTCGAGGGGCTCCTCAACCGCACCTTCTATCCGCTGCTGGCGACCCGGTACTTCGACTGGCCCGACCAGTACGCCAGGAGCTGGCGGTTGTGGCTCGACGCGTCCGAGCTCATCGAGCTGTACTCGCTGACCGCCGGCGGCGTGGCGATCCCCAACGCCAACGTGAACTTGGAGCCGAACCGCACCGGGCCCCCGTACCGGCGTATCGAGCTGCGACTGGACACCAACAGCGCGTTCGGCGGCGGCCAGACACCTCAGCGGAACATCGCGGTTTGGGGCCTGTGGGGCTACCAGAACAACGAGCGCCCCGCCGGCCAGGTCGCCGCGGCGGCCACCGATACGGCCACCACCCTGGCAGTCTCGGACTCCGGGACCATCGGCGTGGGGCAGCTCCTGCGGATCGGCTCCGAGCGGCTGATCGTCACGGAGAAGGCCATGCGGGCCACGGGGCAGACGCTGTCCGCCGACCTGTCGACCGCCAAGAACTCGGAGACGATGCACGTGCCCGACGGCACGCAGCTCGTCGTCGGGGAAACGCTGCTGGTCGACGCCGAGCGGATGCTGGTCATCGACATCGCGGGGAACCAGGCGACCGTGAAGCGGGCATGGGACGGGTCGACGCTCGCGGCGCACACCACCGGGGCGCCCATCTACGCGCCACGGCTGTTGACGGTCACCCGGGGCGCGCTTGGGACGACAGCGGCGGCGATCGCCCAGGGTGCGCAGATCGTGGCGTGGCAGGTGCCCGGGCCGGTCCGGCAACTGGCAACGGCGGAGGCCATCGTGACGGAGCTGCGGGCATCCAGCGGCTACGCGGCGCAGACAGGTGTCGGCTCGCAGTCGCGGACGGTTGGCGGCGGCCAGGCGGTGCGCTCCGCGCCGGGCGTGGGGATCGCTGACCTTCGCGACCAGGTGTACGCATCGCATGGCCGCAAGGCGCGAACGAGGGCGGTCTGATGGAGATCACGGCCAGGGCGAGTGGGCCGCTGTTCGACGGCACCGCGAGCCCGCTTGTGCAGCGCTACACGCAGGAAGGCGGCGAGGAGGTCGCCCGCTGGGCTGACGCCGAGGTGCACCGGGTGCTGGGGCAGGTGCTTCGCAACCCGACGGGCTACTACGAGTCGCAGGTCAGGGTGGACCAGGTGTCGCCGGACAGCTTCGTCATCACCGATGGCGGCGTGGTCTACGGGCCATGGCTCGAGGGCATCTCCGAGCGCAACCAGACTACCCGCTTCAAGGGCTACGGCACGTTCCGCCGGGTCGCCAAGCGGGTGGAGGCCCGCGCTGACCGCACGTTCGCCGCGATCCTTGCATCCCTCGCCGGGAGGCTCTGATGCCCTTCGACGTGCAGGGCATTGTCGACGCTGTGCAGTCGCACGCCGCCGCGTCCGGATGGTTCGAGGCCGTGAACGGGCACGAGCCGAAGAACCGGCCGACAAGCCGGGGCGTCTCGGCGGCCGTCTGGGCGGACACGATCCAGCCTGTGCAGTCGTCGGGGCTCGCCTCGGCCTCCGCGCTGCTTGTCCTGAACGTGCGGCTGTACACGTCGATGCTGCAGGAGCCGCAGGATGCGATCGACCCGACCATGCTCAGCGCGGTCAGTGCCCTCATGGCGGCGTACGCGGGGGACTTCACCCTCGGCGGCCTGGTCCGTGAGGTCGACCTGTTCGGGGCGTCGGGTGTGATGTTGGCCGCGAAGGCGGGCTATCTGACGCAGGACCAGACGATGTTCCGGGTGTTCACGATCACGCTGCCGCTGATCATCAACGACGCGTGGGACGAGGGTGGTGGGTGATGACGAAGAGCTCGGGGCTCGGTGACAACCTCTACGTGGGCGGCTATGACCTGTCTGGGGACATCGGCGCCCTCTCCAAGATCCAGGGCGGCCCGAAGCCCATCGCGGTCACCGGCATCAACAAGAGCGCCTTCGAACGGATCGGCGGCATCCGCGACGGCTCCATGAGCTGGAGCGCGTTCTTCAACACCGCGCTCGGCGCCGCCCATCCTGTCCTCTCCGCGCTTCCCACCGCTGACGTCGTCGCCACCTACTGCCGCGGCACCACCCTCGGCAGCCCGTGCGCGAGCATCGTCGGCCGCCAGCTCAACTACGACGGCAACAGGACCAATGCCGGCGACTTCACGTTCGCTGTAGACGCCGAGGCGGACGGCTTCGGGCTGGAGTGGGGCGTGCTGCTGACTGCGGGTCTGCGGACGGACTCGGCGGCGACGAACGGCGCCTCGGTGGACTTCGGGGCGGCACTGAGCTTCGGGGCTCAGGCATACGTTCAGGTGTCTGCGTTCACGGGCACGGACGTCACCATCAAGATCCAGGACTCGGCGGACAACGTGAGCTTCGCCGACGTCTCCGGACTCGCCTTCACCGCCGTCACCGCCGCGCCGTTCACACAGCGGATCGCCACCGCCAACACCGCGACCATCCGTCGGTACGTCCGCGCCGTCACCACCACCAGCGGCGGTGTCACGGCCGTGACGTTTGCTGTGCACCTCACACGCAACGAGGTGGCAGGGGTGGTGTTCTGATGCAGCGGATCGAGCCGGCGCTGCCGCCCGACGCATACCAGACGTACCGGATCGTCTCCCCGCAGGCGACGCACTTCCGCCCGGCGACGTGCGCCGAGGCCGAGTGCGAGGCCCACCTGAACGGCTGGCAGTCGACGATCGACGAGACCACCGTGCTGGGACAGCAGCAGGCGCACTACATCCGCCGTCAGTCCGGCCGGGGCTTCACCGAGGAGCGCCTGCCCACCGGCCTAACGCGCTTCAGCTTCGAGGCTGGCCAGGAGTGCTTCGCGTCCAGCAGCCATCAGGTGCGGCTAGACCGGCCTGAGCTGTACCTGGTGCAGGGTGGCGACTGGCGCGCGCCGGGCGCGGTGCGGAAGCACGCCAACGCGGCTGACTGGGTGGACGACTTCGGCGAGAACCAACTCCGGCTCGCCGACCGTATCGAGAGGGGCTGACCCATGGCCAAGGCTTCTGGTCTCGGGTGGACGACCTGCAGCGTCGACGATGCAGGCGGCACACCCAAGACGATCAAGAACGACATCACGGACCTGCAGTTCGCGACGCCGCGCGCCGTCCAGGACATCACCGGGATTGACAAGTCGGCCATGGAGCGTCTGCTCCTGCTCGCCGACTTCAGCGTCACGCTCAAGGGTGTCTTCAACGCGGCCACGGGCCAGTCGCACGACGTCTTCAAGACGGTGCCGTCCACGAGCGTCGCCCGGACCACCACACTCACCGTCAACGGCGTCACGTTGGCGAACGAGGTGCTGTACACCGACTACCCGCTCTCCCGCTCCGCGTCCGGCGAGCTCACGTTCAGCGTCCCCGGCGTCCTCGCCGACGGCACCGTCCCCACCTGGGCCTGAGAGGAGCACCGCATGGGATTCAAGGTTCAGCGCAAGGTCTACAAGCTGGTCTTCAAGGACCCAGACTACGAGGGTCTCGAGGTGACCGCCCGAGAGCTCAGCTCCGGCCAGCTCTGGGAGTTCATCGCAGCTGAGAAGGCAGGCCATGCAGGCGGCGAGGGCGCCTTGGAAGGCCGGCAGCGGACGATGCAGATGCTCGCCGACGCGTTGGTGGCGTGGAACGCCGAGACGGAGGAGGGCGAGCCGATCCCTCCGAATCTGGACGGGCTGCTGTCTCAGGGGCCCGGCTTTGCCGCTCGCGTCATGGACGCGTGGACGGACGCGCTCGTGGGGATCTCCGCCCCTTTGCCCGTGACCTCCAGCGGTGGGCAGCCGTCGCTGGAGGCGTCGATTCCGATGGACGTCCCGTCGTCAAGCCTGGCGAGCTGATTCACGCCGAGACCGTCATCGGCTTGTGCGACCGCTGGCACAAGGTGCCGTCGGAGATTCTGGCTGAACCGGCCGAGATGTGGCGGCTGCTGAAGATCTGCGAGTTGGGGAGAAGGGACGACCAGGATGCCTAGCGTCGTCGAGATCCTGGTCACCGCGAAGAACTTGACGGCCCCGGCCTTCGCGGAGGCCAAGGGCAGCGCAACCGCCATGGAGTCCACCATGGCGAAGGTGAGCAAGACGGCCGCGCTGGCTGGCGTCGCGATGGTCGCCTTCTTGGGCGAGTCCGTGAAGATGGCCTCGAAGTTCGACTCCGAGATGACGCTGCTGCACACGCAGGCGGGCGTCAGCGCTGACAAGATGGATGGCCTGAAGAAGGGCGTCCTCAGCCTGGCAGGGAAGGTCGCCCAGGACCCCGACAGTCTCGCCGAGTCGCTGTTCCACGTCGAGTCGAACTTCGAGTCGATGGGCATCACCTCGGAGAAGGCTCTGCACCTGACGGAGACCGCCGCGAAGGGTGCGACCGTCGGCCACGCCGATCTCGTGGACGTCACCAACGCCCTGACGGCGGCGGTGGCTTCGGGCATTCCGGGTGTGCAGGATTTCGACCAGGCGATGGGTGTCCTCAACGCGACGGTCGGCGTCGGCGACATGAAGATGCAGGACCTGGCCGCTGCCTTCGGTTCCGGCATGGTCGCCACCGTCAAGGGCTTCGGCCTGAACATCACGGATGTTGGCGCGGCTCTCGCCGTGTTCGGCGACAACAACATCCGTGGTGCACTGGCTGGTACGCAACTCCGCATGTCGGTGCAGGCCTTGGCGAAGCCGGTGGCGTCCGGCGGCGAGGCTCTCGCCAAGCTCGGACTCCAGACTGACACCCTCGCCAAGGACATGCAGAAGGGCGGCCTGAAGCTCGCCCTCGAGGACCTCGTCGCGCGCATGGACAAGGCCGGCATCTCTGCCGACCAACAGGGCCAGATCATCACCCAGGCGTTCGGCCGCAAGGCCGGTGCTGGACTCAACGTGCTGGTCAGCCAGATGGACCGTCTCGAGTCCAAGTACCCGGCCCTGGAGAAGGGGGCGAAGAACTTCTCCCAAGCGTGGGAAGACACGACTCACACCTTCTCCTTCCAGGTCAAGAGCCTCGAGGAGAAGCTCCAGTCGCTGATGATCTCGCTGGGCGAGAAGCTGATCCCGGTCATCCAGAAGGGCATCGCGTTCTTCGAGGAGCACAAGCGGGTAACCCTCGACCTCGCCCAGGCCGCGGGCGTTCTACTGGGCGCGTTCGTGGCGTTCGGTGCGGTGGCCAAGGTCATCGCGCTGTTCAAGACGCTCGGGACGGCAGTCACAGCCATGGGTGACGCCATGGCCATCGCGAAGCTGAAGATGTTCGAGCTGCAGGTGGCCTCTGCCGGAGCTGGCAGCGGCCTAGGCGCGCTGGGTGCGGCGTTCGGTGCGCTCGGAACCAAGGCCAAGCTGGCGGTTGCTGCTACCGGAATCGGCCTCGCGATCCTCGTGATCTCGAAGCTCTCGGAGGTCGGCCAGAAGGCCGCCCCTGACGTCGACCAGATGACGACGGCGCTGACAGCGCTTGGGCAAGCTGGCGAGAAGTCGGGCGAGTTGACGAAGACGTTCGGGGTGAACCTCGACGGGCTTGGCTACGCGGTGGAGCGTGTTGCCGGAAAGTCCACCGGCATGGATCACTTCAACGACATCATGAACAAGATCTTCACGTTGGGGATGGGCCAGTCCAACAGCATGAAGGAGGCCACCAAGGAGATCGGCTCCCTGGACGACAGCCTCGCCGGGCTCGTCAAGAGCGGCCATGCAGACATCGCTGCCCAGGCCGTCAAGCGGATGCAGGACGCCCTCGCCGCGCAGGGCAAGGACCCGGGGAAGCTGACGGGCGAGCTCACGAAGTACAACGGGGCTCTGCAGGACCTCGACCTGATGGACAAGATGGCCGCGGACAGCATGGGGGCGTTCGGCTCGGCGGCGCAGGACACCACGAAGCTCCTCGCCGACCAGCAGCTGACCGCTCAGGGCTTGAAGCAGGCCATCCAGGATCTGAACGACGTCGAGCGCGCCGCCCTGGACGGCATGGCCGGGTTCGAGGCGGCAATCGACGCCGCCTCCAAGGCTCTGACGGATAACGGCCGGGCGCTGACCATGCGCAATGGCGTACTGGACCTGTCAACCGAGAAGGCCCGCAACGAAGAGGGCGCGCTGACGACTCTCGCAGCGAAGACCGACGCGGCAGCCCTCGCAGCATTGAATAACGGCGAATCGCTGGACGTCGTCAACGGAATCTACGACAAGGGCAAGTCGAAGCTCATCGCCCTCGCGGGCCAGATGGGCCTGACCAGCCAGCAGGCGAACGACCTCGCCGACTCAATTCTGCACGTGCCCGACAAGAACGTTGCCGTCACGGTGGACATCAATGCGGCGAAGCGGCGCCTGGCCGACATCGAGACGGAGCTCGACACGGCGTCAGGTCCTCGCGAGGTGCGACTGCTGGCCGAGGCGTCGCAGCTGTACAGGGTCGTCGGCCAGGCGCAGGACGCCGTGGACAGCATGCACGGCAGGACGATCGACATCATCGTCAACACGAAGGCCGGCCAGAGTAGGCTCAACGGCGACGCGCACGGCGGGATCATCGGTGGCGCGGCGACGGGTGGCGCCCGTGGCGGCATGACGTGGGTCGGCGAGCAGGGGCCGGAGCTTGTCCGGTTGCCGTATGGAGCGACCGTGCACAGCAACCCGGACAGTCAGCGCATGGCGGCAGCCGCGACCACCAACGGCGTGCAGACGGTGCAGTTGGAGTGGGCCGGTGGCAACGCTGGGGACGAACTGTTCGAGTGGCTACGGAAGAACGTCCGGGTCAGGGGTGGCGGCAACGTGCAGACCGCTCTTGGCCGGAACTAGGGGGCGAAAGTGACGGGCCCGACCGTAGAACTGCAGATCAGCGGCGTCTGGACCGACATCACCTCATACGTGATGACCCGTGACGGCAGCGTCAACGTCAGCATCACGCGTGGCCAGCCGAACGAAGGCTCCCGCACCGAACCGGGGCGCTGCACGATGCAGCTCAACAACCGTGACGGTCGCTTCAGCCCGCGCAACCCGTACTCGCCGCTGTACGGGCTGATCGGCCGCAACCAACCGATTCGCGTCAAGGTGGGCTCGGTGGTGCGGTTCCTCGGCGAGGTTCCGGCGTGGCCTCCACGGTGGGACGTGACCGGCAGGGACGTGTGGGTCGACGTGGAAGCTGCCGGCGTTCTGCGGCGCCTCGGGCAGGGGTCGGCGCCGATCGGCTCCGCCATGTACGTGTCCCTGGCTGCCAGTCAGCCCATCAACCAGCTGGCCGCGTACTGGCCGCTGGAGGATCCGTCGGGGGCATCGGTGCTCAGCTCGGCAGTGTCGGGCGTGCGCCCGATGGTGATCACCGGGGCGCCGACGCTCGCCACCGACAGCACGTTCGCCTGCTCGGCGCCGCTCCCGAAGATGGGCACGGCCGTGTTCATCGGCAGCATCCCGCCGTACATACCGCCTGGCGGTCTGATCGGCACCAACCCGTTCAACACGCTGCTGCGGTTCCTCCTGCTGATCCCCGCTGCTGGCGCCACGGATGGCCAGATCGTGGCGGCGATGACGTGGACCGGCACCATCCCCCGCTGGGAGGTGTATTACGCTGCGGCCTCTGGCGGCAAGCTTGGCCTGCGGGGCCGGGACGCGACGGGCGCAGTCGTACAGGACACGGGCGTTGTCGCCCTGGCGCTCAACGGGCTGCCAGTACACGTCACCGCATCGTTGGACGAGGCTGGGGGCATCCTCTTCGAGTACGGGCTATCGATTCTGCCCGTCGGCGGCAGCACCCCATACGTGGCTGCAGGGTCCGTGGCAGGTCCTGCGACGGGCGTTGTCCAGTCCGTCAGCATCGCGCCGGGCCGCGGCCTGCCGGATACGGTGATCGGCCATGTCAGTGTCCAGCTGACACCGTCCTACCCCACGGACGCGGCGGCCCTCGCACTCGCTGCGGCCGGGTATTCCGGGGAGACGGTGGCTGATCGGATCGCCCGGCTCTGCGCGGTAGCCGGCGTCGGCTTCGAACTGGTCGGCACGGCCGCCACCTCCTCCCTGATGGGCGTGCAGTCGAGCGGCTCCATCCCCGACCTGATCCAGCAGGCCGTCGACACGGGCGGCGGCCGACTCTTCGAGTCCCTGTCCGTACTGGGCCTGGGATATCGGACTCGGATCTCGCTCGAGAACCAGTCGCCGGCCCTAACCCTGTCGTACGCGGGGCACCAGCTCGCGCAGGTGCCCACGCTGCAGGACGACGACCAGTACACCCGCAACGACATCACCGTGACACGGCAGGGCGGCAGCTTCGCTCGGGCGACGCTGCCGACGGGGGCTCTGTCGACTGCAGCTCCGCCGGCGGGGGTGGGGCCGTACCCGGAGACGGTGACGCTGAACCTTCATGAGGATGGCGACGCGGCTGATCAGGCTGGCTGGCGGCTGCATCTGGGGACGGTGGATGAGGCCCGGTACCCGCAGCTGTCGGTGAACCTCGCACATCCGTCGATGGCCGGGCTGCAGTCCGCGGTGCTCGGGCTGCGGCCCGGCGACCGGGTGGTGGTGACGAATCTGCCGTCGTGGCTGCCCCCGGACACGATCTCGCAGCTGGTGCTCGGCACGTCCGAGTCGATCGACAAGTTCCAGCACCGGGTGACGCTCAACTGCCAGCCCGAGAGCCCTTATCGAATCGGCGTGGTGGGCGATGCCGTATTGGGTCGGGTAGACACGGATGGCAGCTCTCTGGCGGTGGGTGTGTCGGCAGGTGCGACGACCTTGTCGGTGTCGGTGACGGCCGGTCCACTGTGGACGCGCGCCTCGGCGGACTGGCCGTTCGACATTGCGCTGGGCCCGGAGCGGGTGACGGTCACCGCCGTGTCGGGCAGTTCGTCACCGCAGTCGTTCACGGTGACTCGGGCGGTCAACGGCGTCTCGATGAGCCATCTCGCGGGGACCGACATTCGCCTGTACCAGCCCACGATCCTGGCCCTGTAGGAGGGAATCTTGTCCACGTATCCGGCTATCTCTGCGGGCCAGCGGATCACTGGCTCGCTGCTGACGTCGATGCTGCCGATTGTCGTCTACAAGTCGGCGGCCGAGGGTGTGACGTCTTCGACGACGCTGCAGAACGACGATGAGTTGTTCGCAGCGCTGGAGGCGAACGCGACGTACATCATGGACGGGTATCTGCAGGTTCGGGGTGCTGCTCCTGGCTCCGGCGACATCAAGATTGATTTCACGCTGCCGACCGGCGCAGGGTTGCTGTACACCTCGTTCGGGGCGGTCGCCACCAGCCCGGCCGTCCAGTACGAGGCCACCGTCAACGCGGCCTCGACGGCTCGGTCCTTCGCCACGAACGCCTCGACTGACATGGGTGCCGCGATCCACGCGTCGATCATCATGGGGACGACCGCCGGGACGGTGCAGTTGCGGTGGGCTCAGGCCACGTCGAGTGCGACCACGACGTACATGCTCGGCAACTCGTGGCTCAGGTTCACGCGCATCGCCTGAGGTCAGTGGCTTGTTCGGGCCGGTCTGTAGCTTCCTGCACAACTGGCCCTCCTGTCGCTGGAGCTCACGTGCAGTCTGCCCGTCGTACCCATCCGTTCGGCCTCATAGCCGCCGTGCTGCTGCTCGTGGCCATGCTGCTGGGGGCGTGTTCCCCGCAGGCCGCTGGGGCACTGGCGCCGGCGGCATCGGTGACGCTGACGGGGGTCGACCTGCACGATGGCCAGGTCTACAAGGACGGCTCGACCTACTACATGGTCGGCACCATGTATGGCTGTGGGTTCACGTGGCAGACCACCAGTCCGTGGTGTGGTTTCGGGGTGTCGACCGCGTCGGCGCTTGAGGGTCCGTGGTCGTCGCCGCAGCTGCTGTTCCCGGCGGCAGCGCCGGACCCGTACAACCCGGGCCACACCTACCAGCAGACGTGCGGCACGGGTGGCGGGGGTTGCTTCTCCCCGCGGATGGTGAAGCGCTCGGGCTGGGGCGCGAACGATGGGGTGTGGGTGCTGTGGTTCAACGCCCCGAGCTACGTGACCAGTGGTCTCGGGTCGGCGCCCCACGCCTACATGATCATGGGGTGTAACGGGCCCGCCGGACCGTGCGGGGCCAGCGCGGGCGCCCCCTACGGCACTACCCACCGGCCGACACTCCACCAGTGCAACGGCGCCAACGGTGACCCCGGGATCAGCGCCTCCTCGGACGGCACCAGCATCTACCTCCTCTGCCCGATGATCGGCACCACCTCAGTCGCTGTCGAGCAGCTCTCCAAGTGGGGCTCGGACGGGACCGGGGTCGGCGCCACCAACGTCGCCGGGCTCAGCCTCGTAGAGGCGATGGGCATGTGGCGCGACGCCGCGACCGGCACCTGGGTCATGACCTACTCGGACGTCCGCTGCGGCTACTGCGCCGGGACCGGCACCGGGTACGCCACAGCCCCAGGCCCTCTCGGGCCGTGGACGGCCCCCGGCAACACGGGCGTTGGTGCCCCCGCCAACGCGAGGCGTCTCATCAGCGCCGACTCCTGTGGCGGCCAGCCCGACACCGTCAGCGTCATCGACGGGCAGGCCTGGCAGAAGCTCGACCTGTGGACCGGCCAGATGAACGAGACCAGCGCTGGCCTGCACTTCGAGCCGCTGTCCTACAGCCCGGCGCTTGCCGCCGGGACCACCGGCGATGGCGGGATCCACCGGCCACCATTCCTCCCCTTCACCTGCAACTAGCCTTGGAGCACCTGTGATCCGCTTCATCGACGAACATCCCGGCATCGGACGTCTCGGCCGCCACGTCGAGCACGACCCCCGGTCGCGCGCCTACGCTCTCTCCGAGGACCTGCTGCCCGGCACGTACAGCTCGGCCGTGCACACCATCAACATCCCCGTGCTCGACCAGGGGCAGACGGGTAGCTGCACCGGGCATGCGGCGGAGGCCCTGGCCGGGACGGACCCACTGTACGGGGCGATACCGCTGTCGATCGCGGCCCGTCCGACGGGCGACGCCGGGGCGGACCACCAGCAGGCGGTGGCCCTGTACTCGGCGGCGACGCGGCTGGACTCTATCCAGGGCGTCTACCCGCCGACTGACACGGGCTCAACCGGCGTCGCGGTCGCGAAGGCTGCGCAGAAGGCCGGGTTGATCAGCGGCTATCAGCACGCATTCTCGCTGGACGCCGCGCTGAAGGCCCTGTCGGTGATGCCGCTGATCGTGGGCGTCAACTGGTACTCCGGGTTCGACAGCCCGGACGCCGCCGGGTTCGTCTCCATCTCCGGCTCGGTGCGTGGCGGCCACGAGTTCCTGCTGTACGGCATCGACGGACCGGGGCAGCGGGTGCTCGCCCGCAACTCCTGGGGCGAGTCGTACGGAGCTCGCGGCTGCTTCTCCTTCTCCTTCGACGACCTCGGCCGACTCCTTGGCGAGCAGGGTGATGCGACCGCCTTCGTGCCGCTCACCGCCCCGGCCCCGGTTCCCACCCCGCCGACTCCGGTCGGTGTCGACCAGGCGCTAGTGGCGGCGTTCACCACGTGGCGCACCGCGAAGAACCTCTGACCTCATCTCACGCACGCCCCAAGGAGCGCCCCATGGCCGACCAGCACATCCCCGGAGCCGAGCTCCGCCTCCTCGACGACGCCCCCATGACCGGCGACGGCGGTTCGCGCGTCATCTGGCACATCACCTGGGACAAGAACGCCACCGCCGCCGCACCCGCGCCCCTGGTCTCCTTCGACAACGAGGTGGCCTACTTCGCGAGCGGCGGCACCGGGGTGGCACCGCACCTCACCTGGGACCCGTTCACTGGCCGCATCGCTCAGTTCTTCTCCGCCACCTCCCGCTCCAAGAGCGTCATCAATGCGCCCGGCGGCGTCGAGACCAACCGCAAGGGCAACGTCTGCATCCAGATCGAAATCTTGTTCTTCCCGTACTGCCAGGTGGGCGGCAAGACGTACGCGACCGTCGCCGACACTCCGCTCGTCGGCCTCGACCGGATCATGGCGTGGCTCCGCTCCTGGGGCGTCCCCGACGTGTGGCCCATGGGCGCCCCGGACTGGAACTCGCACCGCAACGCCGCCGTCTGGGACTCGCAGCCCGGCCACTACGGGCACAGCCAGATCCCGGAGAACGACCACACCGACCCGGGCCCGATGCCGCCGCTGTTCGCCGTCGGCCCGACCCCGACGCCCCCGAAGCCCACCCCTGCCCCGTCCGGGGCACCCTGGCCGGGACGGTACCTGCGCAACTACATGACGGGCGCCGATGTCCGCCAGTGGCAGCAGCGCATGCGTGACCGTGGCTGGTCCATCACCGTCGATGGCTGCTTCGGTGACCCGATCAAGCAGACCTCCCAGTCCGACCGCGTCTGCCGCCAGTTCCAGGCTGAGAAGGGCCTTGCCGCAGACGGCATCGTCGGGCCGCAGACCTGGGCCACCGCTTTCCGCACCGACAACCTCACCTGAGGAGATCAGCATGAATCGCTTCCTGCTTGACGTCGTAGAGCGCACCGTCGCCACCTACGCGACCACGTTCCTGGGACTGCTGCTCGCGTCCGGGTTCGACCTGACGTCGCTGGGCGCGCTGAAGGCCGCGGCGATCGCCGCGATCCCGGCGGCGCTGACGGTCATCAAGGGCGTCCTCGCCGGGTTCGTTGGCGACCCGACCTCGGCGGCCATGCTGCCTGCCGCCGCTTCGTCGCCGAGCACCACTCAGACACTGTGATCCGCGCGGCGGTCCACCGGGCCGCGCGCCGGGTGGGCCGCCGCGGCGCCGTGCTCTCCCTCAAGGGGATCATGGCGCTCGTCTACGGCTACTCGCTTCTCGTGCAGCCTCCCGCTGACACCCGCGGCATCAGGTTGCTGCTCGACCTGATGCCGCTGCACGCATGGGCGTGGGTGTGGATTGCCACGGGCGTGACCGCGGTCGTCTCCGCGTGGCGGCCGGCCGGTCGGGACTGGCTGGGTTACCCGGCCATCTACCTTGCTGCCGCCCCGTGGGCGCTCGGCTCGCTCGCATCGTGGTGGCTGTATGGGAATCCGCGCGGCTGGGCTGGCGCAGTGGTGTGGGGGGCTTTCTGCGGGGTCGCGGCCATCGTGGCCGAGTGGCCCGAACCTGAGCATCCTGGAGGCGCCGATGGGCACTGATTCCTGGGCCGCTGTGTCTGCCATCGGCGTCAGCGTCTTCACTGCTGGGGGCGTCGTCTACACCGCGCGCGCTGGCCGCAGGTCTCTGCGGCAGGAGAGACGCGATGACTTCCGGGTCGTCACTACCCGTATGGAGAAGGAGCTTGAGCGGCTGGGCAAGCGCCTTGAGAAGCAGGAGCTCGACAGCGTCCAGCAGAAGGCACGTCTTGCCAGCCAGGAGTACTCGACCCGCTACCTGGCGGGCTGGGTCCGCAGCATGGTGGGTTTCATACGGGCGTCCGGGCTGGAGCCGCCACCGCCGCCGGTGCCGGTCCCTGAGGACGTCCGCCCCTTCCTGCAAGGCCTCGATGTGTGACAGCGCCCCCGCTCGCCTCCGGGAGAGCGAGGGCGCTTCGTCGTGCCCGGGGTCAACGCAACTTGCTGCGCTGGCCGGTCGGGCGCTTCTGGCCGCGCGCCGTCTGGGCGGGGCGGGACGGGCGCCGGTCGGTTGATGGAGCCCCACCGGTCACGCGTACCCGGGCCGTGAGGGCGGCCGTCATCGCATGGGTGGCGGCCAGGAGGGCGATGGCGGCCATCGCCGGGTCCTCCTCGACGCCTTGAGCTGCGTTAGTTGCCTGGCACGTCGAGCACCAGACGGCGCTCGCGCGGCCACCGTCGGCGTATCGCAGCCCCGCGGGCGGCAAGTAGTGAGTCCTGCACTCTTGACAGGCGAAGATCAGCCTCATTGCACCACCGTTCCCGAGCCGCTGCAGAAGGAGCACGGCGACCACGTCGTGTAGGTCTTTGGCGTCTGATTGCCCTGCGAGTCCGTCTCCACCGTGTGCTGGACCTTCTCGGTACCCCTGGCGCCTCCGCAGGCGGGGCAGGTGACGATCTGCGGCATGGTGAACCCCTCCGTGTCCGTGTGACTACGGTAGCGCCCCGAGTGGGGCGCGCGGCCACTATCGAACTACTCCCGCCACCCCGTAGCGTGTACACCGTGTACATGGAGCCGAATCGGGCCCCACCTAGCGTTGACGCACCACACTAGAGACCCCGGAGGGGACGACGTGGAAGCTCAACAGACCATCGGCCAGCGGCTCCAGCAGGCCCGAATCAGCCGCGGCTGGTCCCGGGAGGACCTCGCCGGCGCGCTCGGCATGAGCCGCGAATGGGTGACCTCCGTCGAGCTCGGGCGGCGCCGCCTCGACTCCTTCACCGTCATCCAGGCCATCGCCGACGCGCTCCAGATCGACTACACCGATCTCCTCGGCCGTCCTCGTGCGCTCGGCGACCCGACCACCCAGGGCGCGCACCTCCTTATCCCGGCGGTTCGTCGCACTCTGCTGCACGCGATGCTGCCCGCCGTCGGTGCGGTGCCGTTGCCGCTCGACGAACTGCGACGCCGCGTCACCGACTCCAACGCGCTCCGGCGCCACGGCCACTACACGCAACTCGCCACCCTGCTGCCCGAGCTCCTGACGGACACCGCTGCGACCGCTGCCGCGATAGGCGAAGCCGACCGGCCAGCAGCCCACCATCTGCTCGCGGAGTCCCGGCACAACGCGGCGATGATGGCCAAGAAGCTCGGGTACGTCGACCTCGCGGCTCTCGCATCCGGGCAGGCGGTACAGGCCGCCCAGCTCTCAGGCGACCCTCTGCTGATCACCGCGATGGAATGGACGCAGGCCGAGGTCTGCATGACGGCTGGCGCCCGGGGTGAGGCCGAGGCCCTCCTCGACATCGGGCTCGACCGCCTCGATGGCCTGCTCAGCGCCGACGACGATACGGGGCAGTGGAGCCTGTGGGGCACCCTGCACCTCGTGAAGGCGGTGACGGCCAGCCAGCGCGGCCGATCGGCTGACGCTGCCACCCATCTCGCCGAGGCGGCATCAGCTGCTGACCGCGACCAGACGGGGGGCGCCTATCAGACCGAGTTCTCGGAGGGGAACCAGGCGATCCACGTCGTGCATGTGGCGCTGGAGCTCGGCGAGGGTGTCGAGGCACTGGAGCGGGTTGCCGGGGTGAGCCTCGCCGGGATGCCCCGGGAGCGCCGGGCCCGTCACCGGATCGACCGCGCTCGGGCGTTCACGCGAGACGGTGACGATGCGGCAGCGATGCGGGAGATCACCGAGGCGGACCGGCTCTCTCCGGAGGGGGCGAGGGCTCATCCGCTGGTGCAGGAGATGGTCCTGACGGCGGCTCGCCGGGCTCGGACGGTCGGTCCTATCGCGGAGACTGCCAGGCGGCTGCACATCGCGATCTGAAAACCTGCTGCCCGTGTACACGGTGTACACGGGCAGCGGCATGTCCACTGCCAGCATGGTCATCTGCCCACTACGGGACCAGCCAGGAGACCAGCATGAACACCATCACGAAAGTGTCGCGGCCCGTCACCGTGACCATCGAGGGCATCGCCGATCCCGCCAGGTTCACGCGCTTGCAGGATGCCATCCCCGCCATCTGGGAGTCGCTTCGTCGACTCCCGTTGGGGTCGCACCAGTACGAGGCATTCCGCGAGTTCTTCGGCGAGGGTGCCGTCGACCGGGTTGAGGGCTTCCTGGAGCGCGACGGGCAGCTGACCCTGACGTTCGTCATGGCAGGGCAGTCGCACGCTGTGCGGATCACCCCTGTAGCGTCCAGGTGAGCGATCTGGCTGACCTGACGTGGGGCTACTGCATCCACTGCGGGGCCTACGGCCGCGGCCGGTACCGGTGGATGATTGCCGACCGGGACCAGGCCATCGACCAGCACCTCGGTTGCACGTCACCCGTCCTTGAACAGCTGCCAGGTCTCGACATTCAGGGCCCGTGCGATGCGCGTGAGGTAGTCGACGCCGACGTTGTAGGTTCCGTTCTCCAGTCGGCTGACGGTCTTGTGGTCGAGGCCGGCGCGGTTGGCGAGGTCTACCTGGGACAGGCTCTGCGCGAGGCGTAGGCGTCGTAGGCGCGCGCCGATCTCCCATCGTTGCTGTCGTACCCAGTCCGGAAGATCATCGCTTGACACCCGTCCACGCTGGGCGACAGTGGAGCAGGTGTCTTTACCTGATCGGGTAATTCGGGCGAGACTGGGTACCTCCCCTTAGACGTCCCTGCCGTGGGTGCCCCAACATCCACGGCAGGGCACTCCCCTACCTGTACATTCGCTCACATGTTCGACGTGCCGTTCTGGTGGTGCGTTGCTCCGAACGGGCGGGAGTCCGCACTCCTGTCCGGTGGCACCCGAGGGTGGTCCCGCTGCCCGCCGATCCGGCCCTCGGGTGCCTCTCCAGTTCCTGGGGGTGATGGGTGGTGAGTGGGTGATGATCTTGAATGCTTGCCTGCTACACCTTGCGATACGTTCCGCAGCTTCCGCATCCACCCATGCTCTGACCTGCGACGAAGGCAAGAAAGCCCTGGTCAGAGAGCATCCGACACTGCTCTTACAAAGCGGATGTCGGCGGTTCGATCCCGTCTGCGCCCACCACGCTTGACCAGCAAGAGAGCCCCGGACCAAGATCGGTCCGGGGCTTCTTCATGCCACCTTGGGCGAAATTTGGGAGATCAACTCCCAGTGGGCCGCAGTACCGTCACCCCGGCCCCCGCACCGCACGCCCGCTGCCAACGCGCCTCCAGGGCGTCAAGCAGCTCCCGGCGCATCTGCGGAGTCACATGCTCATACACACCCTCGATGTCCCGCACGGCCCAGCCCATCCGCTGGTACCGCAGCGCCCGGTCGATCCGGTCCTCCTTCATCCACGTGTCGTGCGTGTGCCGCAGCCACCTCATCGTCACACCCGGCAGGATCGGCTCCCACGCGTGACGCCCGGCATGGCCCCGCTTGCGCTCGATCGCCGGACGCCCGTCGGCGGCCGGCCGCAGCTGCTGGCGCCCGAAGTTCCCCCGGCGCCAGAACGTGCCGTCCGTCGGCGTGGAGAACACGTACTGGTGCGGCCAGGCCGCAAGGTGAGCGGCCAGCAGGTCGGCGAGGAACGGCGGCACGTCCACCTCGCGCGCCGAGGTCCCGTTCTTCGGCGGCCCGAGGTACAGCTCGACCCGGTGCTCCGGGTCCTTGCGTCGCCGCGGCGACTTCCCGGCCGCGACGGCCGTAGCGATCCGCGCATCCTCCGCCTCACGCCACGCGGCCCGCTCCTCCTCGGTCAGCTCGAACTCCACCTCGTGGAGCGCGCCGACCTCCGGGTCGATCCGGATGACGTGCCGGACGAAGGTCTTGCCGTCGACGCGGTCGCGCCGAAGGAGGAGGCAGTTGTCCCGGTGCAGGCCGGCGAGTTCGCCCCATCGCAGGCCGGTCCAGGCGGTGGTGAGAACCATCAGCCGCGCGACACCGTTGAGACGCTCCCCGATCCGGTGCGCCTCGTCGGGCTGGGCCCAGGCGACAGCTGCCTTCGCCGCGTTGCGTGCTGCAGCGTGCGCTGCCTGTCCGGTCTTCCTGGTGCGGCCGAACATCGGATTGGCGAGCAGGAGCCCGGCGTCGGCGGCGCCCGTGAGAATCATGCTGAGCAGGGTGAGGGCGTGCCCGACGGTGGTGGGGGAGCAGGTCTGCTTGGCGCCCCAGGCCTTGGCGGTGAACAGGTTGATGTCGCAGAGCGGGGTGCTCTCCCACTCGGGCAGCAGATGCCGCGACAGCAGGCGTCGGCGCTTCGCGACGGTGCTGGGGGCGACGTTCTGGGCGGACATCCAGGTCTGTGCCCACTCGCCGAAGGGGGTGCGGGCTTTGCGCGGGTCGACGAATCGGCCGTGCCGGAGGTCAGCTTCGAGGTCGTTGCCGCGTTTCAGTGCGGCGGACTTGGTGGCGAATCCGCTTTCGCTGCCGAATTCCCCATTGGGCAGCTTGTACCGTACGCGCCAATTCTTTCCGCGCTTTTCAGCGTGAGCCATGGCTGACTCCGATTCATGTCCGTGCGTGCGTGGTGGTGGGCCGCACGCCGGGGCGCCCCAACGCCCCGGTGCTCGGATCGGATCAGGTCGCTGTGCCCGCTACATGGAGGGAGACAGGACCGAAAGCGCCCGGAGGAGCTCGGGTACGAAGGTAGGACGCTCCTCTGACACCTCGGTGTAGATCAGGCCATCCTCCCTGTTCGCAGGAATGGACACCACCGCCAGGAAGCCCGGCGGGAGCGCGGGCACAGCATGGTCTTGCACATCGACCCCCATGATCGGGATTGCCCGCCGACGTATGCAGGAGATGGAATCACAGATTCAACAGGGGTGTCACTCGTTTGGGGGCGACTCGTATGAAAAATGTTCAACTACTGACAAGAGTGTTATGACCAGGACAATCTGACTGTTGGTCAGACTGGCGGGGCGTCGCCCTGACGCCACAATTCGCGGCGCTTGCGCTGCCACTCCACCAGGGTCGCCCGCAGTACCTCGGGGTCCAGCTCGGCGCCAGAGGCATCACGCGTCGCCACGATGATCATCCGTGCGCCGGAGCCGTCGGGCCCGAGATCCACGACATCGGCGCCGAGGAGCGTGCCGCTCTGCCGGAGTTCCTCGCGCACCTGCACCGGGAGCTGGTCGAGGACACTCGGTTCGCTCAACGCCTCGGGCTTGCTGAAGGCGACCACGCGCGGGCCGGTGGCGGATGGTGCGGCACCTCCGGCGGCCACCGCCCGGGCGGCCCCATGCTCCCAGCCCACGGCGCGTTCCACCTTGGCGAGGGTGCTGTCACTGGGTGTCCCGCCGAGGCCGCGCTCCAGGCGGTGCAGCGTGCTGCGTGACACGCCGGCGAGTTCGGCGAATTCCGTGTGGCTGAGCCCCAGGGACTCGTACGCGGACACGATCGCCGCGCCGAGGCGGGTCCAATCTAGCTGCTCCATGTTCCACATGATGCATCACCTGGGTTCACGCGGGGAGTCAGTGGTGCGCCATTTGACCTGCCTTTAAGCCATGTCACACGGGTCGTCGCGTGTGCTGGCTGGTGCGCGTGCATCTTCCCGTGCATCTGGCACATGCCATCAGGTGTCACTGAGTGTCATTACGTCGCAAGCTGTAGAAAATGAAGCGCTTTGACGCAAGAAGCGTTGACGTGACGCGTCATGACGCGTAACGTCTTCCTCGTGACACCGAATGGCGCGGCAATCAGGGCCCTTCGTGAGGCCAGGCACTCCAGCCTGCTGGAGATCGCCACGGCAGCGGGCATCTCGCCCAGCTACCTGGCCCAGATCGAACGGGGTGACCGGAAACCGCGCCAGCACGTCCTCACGTGCATCGCCGAAGCCCTCGGCGTGCCACCGGAGGCCATCACCCAGGAGAGGTTCATGACCACCGCCATCGCCGAAGACGCCGACCTGCGGCTCTTCACCGCCCAGCAGGTCGCCGACCTGTGGGGCATCTCCAAGAGCTGGTTGCAGAAGGCAGCGGCATCGCGCTCGATCGAGTGCACCTACCTGACGCTGCCGGGCAACTCGAAGGGCCTGCTGCGCTTCTCCGAGGCCCAGGTCCGCCTGATCCTCAAGAGCTTCACGGTGCAGCCGGTCAACTCGGGCGCCCGCCGCTCCGCCTGACCCCTCAAGGGCGGGCCGCCCCCGGATGCGACCCCAGGGGACGACCCAGGCCCACTACGCAACCCATCGCGATCACACGAAGGGAGTAGGCCATGAACCAGCCTACCGAACAGACCCCCCGGGCCCAACAGCCCCTGCAGCTCGCTTCGTTGCGAGCCGCTACCGACCTCACCGCGTTGGCGGTGAGCTTGGGCGCCGACCGCCTGCCGATGTGGTTCGTCCACGAGAGCGGCTACCTGCGCGGCTCGTTCTCGCTGGACGAGATGCCCCGGCAGGCGGACTTCGAGCCGTGGCGGCTCGCGATCGGCGAGCACGAGACGGAGCGCTGGCAGGGGTCCGACAGCACCGGTGCCCATGAGACGGAGGAGCTGCGGTTCCGCTTCCGCGGCATCCGGATCGGCCTGACCGTGACGTACCCGCTCACCTCGGTCGTGCTGGGGGTGGCGGCGTGATGGCCAACGGATTCGTCTCCGCCGCCGAGCCGCTGCCGGTGCGGACCCGCTGCTCGGACGCCGAGTTGGAGCTGTGCTCCTGCTGGATGGACGACCACGGTGACCCGGGTGAGTGGTCGCAGGAGACGCGCCTCGCGTACGCCGCCGCTGTCGCCACTGCGCGGGCGGAGGGACGGCTGTGAACACGGACGGCATGCCCGCCGAGCAGCTCGACGCGATCGAGCAGCGCGCCAACGCCGCCCTGCCGGGGCTGTGGTGGAACGACGGTCACGAGATCTACGTCGGCGAGCCCGGCGTTCCCGCCGCCAGCATGTGGATCGGCGAGACCTGCGTCGTCGACCTTCCGGACTACGGCGACGCGAACGGCGCGTTCATGGCACATGCCCGCCAGGACGTGCCCGCTCTGCTCGCAGAGGTACGGCGCCTGACCGCCGCCCTTGCCGCCGAGCAGACCGCCCACGAGAGCACCCGCGCAACCCTCGGCTCCTACCAGCTGCTCGCGCCCCGGCTCCAGGCGACCGTGGAAAGCGCCCGGTACGAGACCGCCAGCATCGGGGAGCTCCTGACGGCAGCCCAAGCCCGTATCGCCGAGCTGGAGTCCCTCGCTGGTCGCTGCAACAACGAATCGCCGCGCGGGCGCCGCTGCGACTGGCCCGCCGGCCACGGCGGTGACCACCAGGCGCTCGGCGGCAGCAGCGTCTCGTACGTCTGGGCCAGCCAGTGACCGGCCTCATCGTCTTCGCCGCCGCCGGGGCCCTCGTGGCCGCCGCCATCGCGGAAGCGATCTCGGCCGCTGTTCGCCGCATCTACCGCCTCTTGACCAGGGAGAGTGCCCGATGATCGGGAATCCCGTGGTGCGGCGCACGGTCCGCGCCCTCACCCACAGTCTGGGCCGCCACAAGGCCCGGCAGGCCGCCGAGTTGCTCGACCGGGATGGTCTGCTCGCGACCCCGGTGGAGCGGGTTGGTGCCCCGTTCGCCATCTCCATCCGCCGGACCGGTATCGGCGTCGAGCTCGACCACTACGACCTGGTTGGCGCCCTGCTGGTCGGGCTCGCGAAGGACTTCGCCGAGGACCCGGACGGTGTCGGCTGGCAGCTGCAGGAGCTGGCCGCCTCGTCGGACGGTGAGCGGGACGCCCTGCTCGACCAGCTCCTCGACCGGCTCGGTGGTGCGACGCAGCGCATGGGCTCGACCGCCGCACACCGCCTCGCGGACCGCATCATCGCCGCCGCCGGGTCCGCCATCCCCAACCAGCAGGACCGGAGGGTCGCATGAACCCCGTCGACGAACTCAACCCCGAGAACCTGGCGAACATCCGCAAGTACGCGGAGGAGATCAGCCCGGACGGCCCGCTGATCATCCAGCTCCTGGACGAGATCGACGGCCTGGACGACGAACTGTCCGACGCCGAGGCAGAGATCGAGCGGCTCCGTGAGCGTGCCGAACCGCGTGCCGTGTCCGGCTCCGTGGCCCGGACCCGGGCCAGCAAGTGGCAGGTCCGCTGGAGCGACGGCAAGAGGCGTCGCTCGGTGACCTTCGACCGGCGCCACGACGCTGACGCGTTCCTGGCTGACGCCAAGCGCCGCAGCCGCCAGGGCGAGGACGTCAACTGATGGACACCGAGGAGATGCAGGACCGCATCGACGAGCTGGAGGCCCAGGTCGATGACCTGCAGGTCCAGCTCGACACCGCCAACGCCCAGCTCGACGAGCTGAAGAAGGTGGCGGACAACGCGCGGGACCTCGTCCGCGCCGCCCACGAGCAGCTGGAGAAGGGGGACTTCTGATGATGATCTGGACTCGTCGCCGCCGCGAGGAGCTGCACGCCCGGGTGGTCCGCCTCCTGCGGGCCGACCTGCGGGAGACCCGCGAGCAAGCTGCCCAGCTCGCTGCCGACCGTGTCGCCGCCATCAAGCGGGCCGACACTGCCGAGGCCGAGGCGCAGATCGCCCGGGAGGCGTTGACCGCTGGGCACCGCGACCTCCTCGCCGAGAACGTCCGGCTCGCATCCGAGATTGACCTCCTCCGGCGAGACCGCAACGGGCTTCGCTCCCAGCTCGACAACGCCCTCGGCCGCAGCTACGAGCAGCACGCCGCCATCGACGCGGGCAGCTCGAAGGGGACCAAGCTGTGACCATCACCTCGACCGCCGGGGCCACCACGGCCCCGGCCGCCGGACCCATCATCACCGAGCCCGGCATCTACGACCTCACCAACGAGCAGTACCACGCCGACCCCGTCCCGGGAGGCTCCCTTTCCTCCACCGGCGCCCGCAAGTTGCTGGCGCCCAGCTGCCCAGCCTTGTTCCGCCACGAGCAGCTCAACGGCCAGCGACACCGCAAGGTCTTCGACCTCGGCACCGCAGCCCACGGCCTCGTCCTCGGCACCGGTCCAGAGCTGGTGCGGATCGACGCCGATGAGTGGCGAACGAGTGCCGTCAAGGCCAAAGTCCGCGAAGTCCGGGAGAGCGGCGGCATCCCCCTCAAGCCGGCCGAATACCAGCAGGTCCAGCACATGGCCGCCGCGCTCCGCCAGCACCCCATCGCCAGCGCCCTGTTCGCGACCGGCGCGGGCGAGCCCGAGCAGTCCCTGTTCTGGGCCGACCACGCCACCGGCGTGTGGCGCCGGGCCCGGCTCGACTGGCTCCCCACCCCGGGATGCGGGCGGATGGTCATCGCCGACTACAAGACGACCGTCTCCGCCGAGCCCGAGGCCATCGCCAAGTCCGTCCACACGTACGGCTACCACCAGCAGGCCGCCTGGTACCTCGACGCCGTCCGCGCGGTCGGGGTCGCCGACGACAGTGCCGCGTTCGTCTTCGTGTTCCAGGAGAAGACCGCCCCGTACCTGGTCACGGTGGTGCAGCTCGACCACGTGACGATGCGGCTCGGCCGCCAGCGCAACCGCAAAGCGATCTCCCTGTACCAGCAGTGCGCCGCCGCCGACCACTGGCCCGGCTACTCCGACCAGGTCGAGATCGTCTCCCTTCCCCAGTGGGCCCAGGACCGTCAGATGCAGGAGATGCAGTGAGCAACCCCGTCGAGCAGTACATGCCCCCACTGCCGGGCCGCATCGGCCAGGGCACCGCCGTCGAGCAGTCCCGCGCCGTCGCCGAGGTCCAGGCCGCGATCGTCGTCGCCCAGCAATGCCCCCGCAACCTCACCTCGGCGCTGCAGCAGATGCGGCAGTCCTGCCAGCAGACCGCGCTCGCCGAGCGGGCGTTCTTCAGGTTCCCCCGTGCCGGAGGGGCCGTCTCCGGCCCGTCGGTGCACCTCGCCCGGGAGCTCGCCCGCTGCTGGGGCAACATCCAGTACGGGCTGATCGAGCTGCGGCGTGACGACGAGTACGGGCAGTCCGAGATGCAGGCGTTCGCGTGGGACGTGCAGACCAACTCCCGCAACAGCTCGACGTTCGTCGTCCCCCACAAGCGGGACACGAAAGACGGCGCGAAGCAGCTCACCGACATGCGGGACATCTACGAGAACAACGCCAACAACGGTGCCCGCCGCGTCCGTGAGGCGATCTTCGCGATCCTGCCGCCCTGGTTCGTCGAAGAGGCGAAGGAACTGTGCTCGCAGACGTTGCGTGGCGGCGGCGGCAAGCCGCTCCCGCAGCGCATCGCCGACGCCATCAGGGTGTTCGACGGGCTCGGCGTCTCCGAGGACCGGATCGCCCAGAAGTTCGGGCGCCCCTCCGAGAAGTGGACCGACTACGACGTCGCCCAGCTCACCGTCACGTACAAGAGCCTCCAGCAGGGCGCCGTCACCATCGAGGACGAGTTCCCCGCCGAACGCGTCACCGCCTCCGAGATCAGCCAGCAGGCCGCCCCGCAGGCACCCGCCGAGCAGGCCCAGCCCGCAGAGGGCACCCCGTGGCCGGCCGTCGCACAGCCCGGGGGTGCCGAGTGAGCGAGCCGTACAGCGACAACGCGACCGCCGCCCTCGGGCCCTGCCGCGAACCTGACGACGAGGACTACCAGCGCGTCGCCGACCTCATCGCCACCAACGCCCTCAACCAGGACGACGAGCAGGCCCTCCTCGACGCCATCCTCGGCCCCCACGCCAAGCAGGTAGGGGGCACAGAGTGAGGCTGATCATCCGGCCCAAGCGGAAGCTCGGCGACGTACTCGTCCGCTACCGCGCGCCACTCACCATCCACGCCGAACCCACCATCGGCCAGCAGCCCCTCGTGGACCTCAACGCGATCGAGCGGGTCCTCGGCGGAGAACACCCGACGGTGCCACTCAACCCCGCCGAGGCCCGGCTCGCCTGGACCCTCATCACCGACGAGCACGAGCTCTCCGCCGCCGAGCTCTCCGCCGTCCTCAACGTCACACCCCGCACGATCTGGCGCTGGCGTGCCAGCAAGGAGGCCGTCAAGTGACCACCGACCTCCCGTGCCGCCGCTACGACGTGGACCTGTTCTTCTCCACGAACCCCAACGACATCCAGTTCGCGAAGAACCTCTGCCGCAGCTGCCCCGAGCAGGACCAGTGCCGTGACTTCGCGCGACGCAACCGCGAGTTCGGCATCTGGGGCGGCGAGGACGAGAAGGAACGCACCAAGGCCGGCTACAAGCCCAAGCGCGACCGCGTGGCCGCCGACTGCGGCACCGAGGCGGGTGCAGCCGCGCACCGCCGGGCCGGCAGCGAGCCGTGCACGGGCTGCCTCGCTGCCGAGGGCAGAGCCCACCGCGAGCGCGATGCCCGCAGGGCCGCACGCGCCGCCTGACCCATCCCCTGACGGCCCGTGGCGGGCCGGACCGCACGCCCGCCACGGGCGACCAACCACCACCCCAGCCAGCCGGAAGCAGCAGACATGCCCTGGTTCAAGATCGACGACAAGGCGCACAGCCACCCCAAGTGGCTGAAGGCCGGGAACGCCGCCCTTGGACTCTTCGTACGCGCCGGCTCCTACTCCGCCCAGCACCTCACCGAAGGCATCGTCCCCGGCGTCATCGCCCAGCTCTACGGCACCCCGCCCCAGGCCGCCAAGCTCGTCAAGGTCGGCCTCTGGCACGGCAACCCGCACACCTGCCCCCGCTGCCCCCAGCCCGAGCCCGGCGACTACGTCATCCACGACTTCTTCGAAGGCGGCCGCAACAGCACCCGCGCCCAGGTCGAAGACGCCCGCAAGCGCGCCGCCGACCGCCAGTCCAGGAAGCGCGACCGCGACAACGCGCCGGAAAACGCAGACGAAAACGCTTCGAATCGTCGTCGATTCGGAGAGCAAAAAAACGTAAATGCCCCTCGAAACGAACCCCACTTTTCGGACTCCGCCGCAGGTCAGGACGGTCTGTCACAGCGTGACCCCGCAGGTACTGTCACGCCCCTCCTAGCCAACACCTCTACCTCTGTACCTCCTACGGAGGTACAGCTAGCTAGCTACAGCACCGCCGGGCAGCTGCCGATCGTCGGCCCCCAACCGCGCATCCCCGCCAGCTGCCGACCCCTCGTCGAAGCCCTCACCAACGCCCGCATGGCCGTCGGCTGGGACGAGAACACCAGCTGGCTCCTCATCGAAGCCCTCATCAAGCGCTGCGGCATCGACATGCTCGTCGACCACGCCGCCGGCCAGTGGCAGCGCGCCAAGAGCCGCCCACAGACCGGCAACTACTTCCTCCCCGGCTGGCGCACCCTCCCCGACGCCCCCACTGCCGACAGCGCCCCCGTACTGCCCGCTGCCGGGCCCCTCACCCCCAACCAGGCCAAGCGGGCCCTCTTCGACCAAGCCGCCGCCACCCTCGCCGCCGGAGGATTCCAATGACCCCCGAACACGTCGGGCCGTTCCTCAAGCAGATCGCGCTCACCGACCCGCGCATCCTCCCCAGCGACGCCCAAGAAGCCGTAGCAGCCATCGCCCTCTGGGCCGTCTCCCTCACCGACGTCGACGACCACTTCGCGCTCAACGCCGTCGCCAAGCACTACGCCGACAGCCCATACCTCGTGAAGCCCAGCGACATCGCCAGCCAGTGGCGAGCCCACGTCCGCGACCGCGCCAACCGCTACGTCGACCCCGTCCCCACCGCCGACCCCGACAACACCACCGCCTACAACGCCGAACTCGCCGCCGGCCGCCGCAGCGGCACCACCAACACCCCGCGCGCCGCCCTCGGACCCGGCATGCCCACTGTCGCCGCCCTCGCCTACCAACCCGAAGACCTCGGAGCGATGCGCCTCGAAGGGGACCTCAAGCGCATGTGGACCGGCGTCGGGAAACAAGCCAAGGCCGAGAACGACCGCCGCAAGCGCCTCGTCCTCGCCCACCCCGACCTCGCCGAACGCCTCGGCCAAGCCCCGATCAACATCCGGCCCGACTGCTGGAGCGGCTTCGTCCCCCAAGAGCTCGGGGTCAACGGCATCAACCGGTCCCCAGTACGCCGCGCACTTGCCGAGCTCGTCGCCGAGGCCGAGCGCCGGGCCGCCACAGCCCACCAGCCAGCCTCGCAGGACGCCGCCTGAGGGCACCTCGCCGCCGCCTCAACAGCAAACGGCGCCAACGACACCACCCAGGAGCAGCAACGATGACCAACACCCAGCCCACCGAAGGCCGGTGCAGCAGCTGCCAGCAGACCCGGCCCCTGTTCCGCTACGAGCCCGACCACAACATGCACGCCATCCCCGTGCCCTGCGAGTGGTGCGACCGCGACGAGCAGCCGCTCCTGTGCTCCCGCTGCTGGGAGGCGGAGCGGCTCCGGGAGGAGAACGCGCCGATGGGTGCGGAGGAGCTCGGGGCGACGGAGTTCCTGCTGATGGCAGCGGCGAACAACGGGCGTCTGATCCGTCAGGCGGAGGCCGACCGTGCCACCGCCGCCTCGACCGCCCAGGAGGGCTGACCGGTGATCGCTACCGACTGGCTGGGAAGGCTGACACTTTGGGGCGCCGACGAGGTCTGCGCAACCAAGCCGTACGGCATCGGCAACATCACTGCCTGCGGGTTCATCCAGGCCCGTCCCGACCGTCCGCAGGATGCCAGCACGCCGGTGACCTGCCCGCGGTGCCTCAAGGCGGTGGCCCGATGACCGCGACGACCGTCTGCCGGCCTGCCGTTCGTGAGTTGCTGCACGTCCTGCGCGTTCACCGCTACCTGCCGTCGCATGGCCCGAAGGCGCCGCATCTGACGACGTGCTGGCTGTCGCAGATGGACGCGGGCCGGTATGCGTTGATCGTCCCGGCGATGTACGGGCCGTTGGATTTCCTGCGGCTCGTGACCGTCCGCACGGTGGAGGAGGCCGTCGGGGCGGGGCTGGTGGAGCTCGGCGACATGGGGCTGATGCCGGTCTACAACTACGGCGGGGCGAAGTACCGGTGGCGGACGATTCAGCAGGGCCAACCGCTGCTGCTGACCGGGCACGGCCGGACGGTGAACCTGTGACCGCCGCCGAGCCTGACGGCCACGTGGACCGCTGCCCTAAGTGCTGGTGTGACAACTGCGGTGGTCGCCTCGACCAGCACAGCGAAGGCAGCTGCGCCTGCGAGGACTGCACGCTCTCGCCGCAGTACGCGTGCAGCCTCGGCGAGTTCGTCCCGTCGGAGCGGATCGGGTTCCTCGCGCAGCAGCTCGGCCCGCTGCTGTCCGTTCACCTCGGCCCTAAGCAGCAGCGTCGCTGCCTCGCGGTTGCCCATGCCGCGCATCATGCCCTGCTCGACTACGACAGCCCGGGAGAGTCCCGATGACCGCCGTCCCGCTCACCGACCAGCAGCTCCGCGACCGGCTTGCCGAGGTCATCCGGAACGCCGCTTACGACTGCGATGGCACCTGCGGTCTCGGCGAGCGCGAGTGCGATGCCCAGCACCCCATCCAGGTTGCGGTGTTGCACTTCGGGATCGTCTCCGACGTGACCGGTGACGTGCATGCCCTTGCCGACACGGTCGCCGCTGTCGTGCAGCCCGAGCTGGACCGGCTCCGCGCCGAGCTCACTGCCATGACCGACCTGCGGGACCGGGCCATCGCCAAGCAGGACCGGCTCCGCGCCGATCTGGAGCAGGCTCAGGCAGACGTTGAGCGAATCCGCACCCGCGAGAACGGGGTCCGGGCCGTTCGCCGCCAAGCGCTGCGAGAGGTGGCTGCAGCTGAGGACCGGATCGCCGCAGTCCTCGCCGTCTGCGACCAGGCCGAGAAGGGCGCCACCCGCTGGGAGCAGCCTCTGCCCGTGCCCGAGTGGGTCGCTGTCGTTCGAGCCGCCGCCCAGCCGCCTGCCGACGCACCCGGTTGCGGCTGCCAGACCTACGTTCACCCCGGCCACTACCCCTCGTGTCCGACGCGCACCGCCCAGCCGTCTGCCTGATCGTCCTGCGGGGTGGCCGCCACCACCCCGCGCCACCCCACCCCGGAAGGAGCACCGTCGTGAGCCAGACCACGACCGTTCGTCGCGTCGCCACCCACCGGCCGGCCACCAAGCGCCGCCGCTTCCGCAACGACGACCTCATCGCAGTCGACCTGTTCTCCGGATTCGGAGGCCTGACCCGTGGCATCGAGATGGCCGGGTTCACCACGATCATGGCCGCCAACCACAACGCCTACAAGGTCGAGGTCCACGAGGCGAACCACCCCAACGCCGAGCACTGGATAGCCGATCTGGTCGACCCCGAGGCAGCGGACTACCACTCTGCCCGCGACCTCCCGGCGGCCGACCTCCTCGTCGCCGGCGTGAGCTGCGTCAATCACTCGCAGGCCAACACCCAGAAGGCCTACGCGCAGGGCGTCTCCCTGTTCGACCTGGAAGACCCGGATTACGAGGCGCGGGTCACCAAGTCCGAGCGGGACCGGGCCACCGCGAACTGTGTCCTGCACTACGCCGCCCAGCACCACCCGCGGCTGATCCTCGTCGAGTGCACCACTGAGCTCACCTCCTGGGGGCCCGCGATTCCGGGCCGGCCGAAGGTCGGCGACGGCTCCACGTACCGGTGGTGGCTCAAGCAGTTCGACGTGCTCGGCTACCGGTTCGACAAGGTCCTCTACCTCAACAGCATGTTCTTCGGGGTGCCGCAGTCCCGCGACCGGGCCTACTGGGTGTTCTGGGACAAGTCGCTGCCCGCGCCCGACCTGGACCACCGGCCGGTGGCGCGCTGCCACCGATGCGACCGGGACGTTGAGGCCGTGTGGTCGTGGAAGACCGGTCTGCCGCCCACCGGGTCGGTGCGCTACGGCAAGCAGTACGAGTACTGCTGCCCCAGGTGCCACCGCCCGGTCGTCCCGCCCATGACTCCGTCGCTGGCCGCCTTGGACCTGTCCGTCCTGGGCACTCGCATCGGCGACCGCCCTAGGCCCCTTGCCGAGGCGACGATGGCCCGCGCGGAACGCTGCCGCCAGCGGTTCGCCGACTTCCCCGCGGTGCTGATGCCGGCCAAGGCCGTGCACGGCTCCGAGCGGCATCCGTGGCAGCCGATGGCGACGCAGACCAGCCAGCAGGAGACCGCGCTCCTGTCCACTGGGCAGCTGGCGATCGCTGTCGACAACTTCCAGGGTGCGCCCCGGGGTGTCGGCGAACCGCTGCCGACGCAGGGCGGCTCGGAGACGATGGCGATGCTGTCCACCGGGGTGGTGCCGTTCCGGAAGAACACCCTGCCGACGGTGCACAGCGAGTCGATGCCGACCGTGACGTCCGATCAGATTCCCGGCCTGTTGTTCTCCGGCTGGCACAAGCGGAACGGCTCCACCGGGAACGCGACTGCGCTGCTCACGGCCGAGTGGCGGGCCACCCTGAGCCAGTTGCGGTTGGAGGACTGCTACTTCCGGATGATGCGGGAGTACGAGATCGGCCGCGGCTGCGGGTTCGATGTCAACTTCCCTGGCTACGAGGGCTCGTTCGTCGTCTGGGGTAGTGCCCGTGACCAGGTCGACGGCTTCGGCAACGCTGTCTCGCCGCAGGTCGGGGCGTGGATTGGGGCCCGGTTGCGGGCTGTCCTGCACGGCATCTGACGGCCGCTGCCGCCTGATCGTCTCTGCCGGGCCCGCACACAGCGGGCCCACCACCCACCCGAAGGAGAAGCACATGACCAACCTGAGCCCCGAGCATGCCGAGGGCGAGTACGCGCCCGTCATGCCGTTCGTCCTCTGCAAGAGCAATGGCGGCCCGTTCGACGATGCAGCGTTCGTCGCCGGAGCCACCTGCGGCGCCCTTATCGAGGAGCTGCGCATGCTTCGTCTCACGGCGGCCATCCCGCGCGAGCGCTACATGGACGCCCGCTACCTGCCGCAGGTCGATCTGATTGCGATGGCGCACGGCTACGCCGTCACCCTTGGCGACTTGGACGAGGCGTCCGGGTGGCAGGCCGTCACGTTCGAGCTCGCTGGAGGTCGTCATGTCTGACCTTTCCCCGTCCGAGATTCTGACCGCTGCCGCCAAGCTCCTCCGGGAGCGGGCCACCGCCGCCACCCCGGGGCCGTGGTCCTGGAACCGCTGGCACTCCAACACCTGCCCCGCCGACTGCAACGACCCCGCCTGCTTCCTCCTGCTCGTGGGGAGCCCGCACGCGATGGTCGGCAGCGCGGACGTTGACCGTCCGGAGGTCTTCGCCGTCGAGCGTTCGGTGCAGGAGCGCGGCGAGGACGACGCTGCCTGGATCGCGCTGATGCATCCGGGTGTCGGGCTCGCTCTCGCCGACTGGCTGGACGATGCGGCTGAGGGCGATGCGCAGGGCGAGATCAACCCGTACACCCTCGCGGTGGCCCGGCAGTTCCTCGGCGGCGAGTCGTGAGCGCCACCTTGATCCGCAAGGGCGACCACCGGTGCGACCTCCCCGCCGAACGGCTCCACGACAGCGGTGACATGGTCCGCTGCGACCACTGCGGGAAGGCTTGGCAGCTGTACCGGCCTCGCGGGTGGGCTGGCCGGTGGGAGCGGGTCTCGCGGTTCGCCGCTTGGCGGGCCGAGCGCAAGGCGCCCCCTGTGGACGCGCGTTCCATCTGCGGGAACTGCCGCCTGCCGGTAGACGAAGGCCTGGAGTGGTGCCCGCGCTGCACGAAGTGCCCGGAGCACGGCAACCTGTGCTTCCCCGGCGCCTCCTACGACGGCTGCCCGAATGCCGCGCTGCCTGACCCTCGGGACGCGTCATGAGCGCGGTTGTGCTGGCGGTGCTGATCGTGGCCGCGCTGCTGGTACTGCTGCTCGTCGCCGGCCTCGCCCGCGCCGCGTCCCGCGAGATGCCCAAGCCCCCGAAGCGAGGCGATCGTGACGCCTGATTTCTGGCCCGACCTGCGGGCCCTAGGCGAGGTGGTGGGCGGGCCGCTGCTCGTCCTCGGCTACTACCTCGCCCGCGCCCTGTGGCGCGAACACCACCACCACGATGAGGAGACCGACCAGTGACCTCCGCCACCAGCTGCACGGCCCGTCTGGGCCAGCGCCTGACCGTCCGCGAGGTGCAGATCCTGCGCGGCATCGCCAACGGCCAGTCCAACGCCGAGATCGGCCGCGAGCTGTACCTCACCGAGAACACCGTCAAGTCCCACCTGCAGCGCGTCAGCCGGAAGCTCGGCGCCACGGGCCGGGCTCACGCCGTCGCCAGGGCCATCAGGCACGGCGTCCTGACGCTCCGGGACATCCAACCGGCTCCCAGGCCCAACCCGACCCCGGCAGGGCCGCCACAGGCCGCACAGGCCCCCGCACGGCAGGAGACCGCAGCATGACCCCGATCAGCCGCGAACAGCTGCACGTCCTCGTCGAAACCGCTGCACGCCGCCCCCTGCGCGGCCCCGAAACGACCATCCTCCGGGACGGCCTCACCGCCTGCTACACGGCCATCGACCACATGGAGAAGCAGATCGCCGAACTCGTCGCGCGAGCCGCCGACTACGAGCAGGTCATCCGCTCCCAGCGCCGCGAGCTCCTTAAGACCCAGGAAGGAGGCACCCCGTGACCGACGCGTACCACGAGCAGGTGAAGCAGCAGCTCGAGCAAGCCCGCCGCACCGCTGGCGGCCTGATGGCGAAGGTGCAGCAACTTGGCGGCCAGCTCAAGGACATGACCGCCGAGCGCGACCGGCTCGCGGTCCGGGTGCCGTTGGTCTGCTGCGACGAGCGCCATGAGGCCAAGGTGCGCGGCCTCGAGGCCCAGCTTCGTGCGGCCGAGGACGAGTTGGCCCAGCGGCGTCAGGCAGAAGCCCGTGTCCGGGCCCTGCATCGCGAGGAGTACGGCCTCTGCGCGGCCTGCACGGGCAGTCACGGCGTCCCGTGGCCGTGCCCCACCATCGCTGTCCTGAACGGAGCCGTAGCCAGCCAGGAGGCCCAGCAGGCGCCCGTCTGCTGCCAGTGCGGCTCGACTGCGGTCGTCTACCGCAACTACCTCGACCAGCCGTTCTGCTGCCCGTGTGCCGAGTGCTGCCCCAGGCCCGCAGAGGACCGCGCCGAGCGGTACCGCCTCGCCTGGCAGTCAGCCCGCAAGCGCGCCGCTGCGGCCGACGCCAGACTGGCCGAGCTCGAGGACAACAACGGAGGCTGGCTCGGAAGCTGGATCCCCGGAACTCTGCTGCCGTTCGACCCCCTGCCCGATCACTACGGTGCCGCATTCGGCGAAGGTGCACAGCCGTGGTGGGCAGTCCGGTCGGAGGAGGACCGGCAGCGCGACCTGGTGCAGCAGTGCATCGCCGACCAGCTGCCCGTAGCACCGGAGCCCATGGCGCTGCCAAGCGAGGAGCAGATGCGGGCGCGCGTCCGCCAGACGCTGGGCGTCGTGCTGAAGCCGAACCTCGCTACTCCGGCAGGCGCCCAGCCGTGAGCCGCTTCGAAGACGACCGGTGGGCGGCCATCGAGGCCGGGCTCGACCTCGACCCCGACGACGAGCCCAAGCCCACCCCCGAGCCGCCCCCACGCCACACCCGCAACGTTCTCCGCGACCTCGCCGACTACCAACCCGCCTAGCCCACGACCTCGAGGGACAGCGCATGCCCACCACCCCGGTCCTCAGCCCCAAGCACCGCCAGTACCTCCGCACCCACGGCGCCCCCACCCGCCGCACCACCAACCCCAACCGGGCCGCCGCCCACATCCAGCAGCTCCGCCACGCCGGACTCACCGACCAGCAGATCCGGGCCGCCGCCCGCATCGGCCACAGCACCCTCGACACTGCCGCCAACCGCCGCGCCCGCATCAGCGTGCGCACCGAGCAGCGCATCCTCGCCGTACCCGTCCCCACCGGCCCCCAGCGCGTCGTCAGCGCCGCCATGGTCCCCCCGCACGGCACCCGCCGCCGCCTCCAGGCCCTCATCCACGCCGGCTGGCCCGCCGCACGCCTCGGCGCCGAGCTAGGCATCCACCCCAACCAGCTGTACCGGCTGCTGCATGCCACCCACGATGCGGTGGCCGTCCGCACCGAGGCCGCGGTCGCCCAGGGATTCCGCCGCCTGTGGGACCAGCAGCCCGAGGAGCGCGGCGTCAAGCCGATCTCCGCCCGCCGGGCCCGGCTCCTCGCCGAGCGCCACCAGTGGGCGCCAGCGCTCGCCTGGGACGACATCGACGCCGCGGACGCCGTTCCGGACCTCGGCCGCGAAGTGTCCCGGGTACAGGCGGTCGTGGAGGACACGGCGGAGCTCGTCGCGGAGGGCCTGTCGCGGGAGGGCATCGCCGTACGGCTCGGCATCGGCTGGGACGCCGTCAGGCAGGCCCACCGGCGGGCAGGGCGGCCAGCGCCGGTGGTGTGGGAGTGAGCGGGCACGCGAATGCGCCGCTCGGCGGTGGCCGGCGGCTTCAGGCGGGGCGCGGGTCAGGCGTCGGGGGTGGGTTCCTCGGCCGCAGTGGACCAGGGGCCGGCGGGTGGCCGCTCGGGGAGCTTGGCGCCGGGGCGTCGCATGTACCAGCGGATGAACTCGCGGATGACGGCCGTGCGGGGGCTGCGGCCTTCGGGATGCATGGCCCTGGTGGCCTGCTCGAAGGGCGCCCACTCGTCGGCGTTGGGGACGCGGATGTTCTTGGGCTTCTCGTAGTCGGAGCTTGTTTTGACCATGTCCGCAGGGTAGCGGCGTGTACCTACAAGGGCAATGGGGAGTGGCGCGCGATGTACCTACAAGATTCTTTGGCCAATCGCTTGCCTTGTACCCACAAGATGCGTAGCGTTGTACCCACAAGGACGGCGACAGGCCGGACGAACTCCCCGCCCCGGAGGCCCTGGTGTTCCTCACCAAGAACGAGACCGAGACCCAGACCACCCTCCGCCTCATGACCGCCATGGACCGCCAGCAGCCCGTCACCATCACCTACCTCAAGGCCGACGGCTCGGAGACCATCCGCACCATCGAGATCTACGACATTCAGGTCTCGAACGCCGGGGACATCCTGCTGAAGGTCATGGACCGGCAGTCCGGCGAGAAGCGCACCTTCCGCGTGGACCGCATCCAGGCCTACACGGTCCACCGCAGCGCCTACACCGTCGCCCGGCCCGCCGACCTCTCCCCGGCCACCCCGAAGGCGTTCTGCTCCTCCTGCTCCTACCTGTGCGAGATGGACGAGCTCGCCCCGGACCACAACTCGGATCTCGTCTGCTCCGACTGCCTCGCCTCGTGGGAGGGCCTGACCGACGTCTCCGGCGGGTTCACCTTCGCCTACGCCGCCTGACCCTCCCGCCCCCGAAGGGAACCGCGATGACCGATGACGAGATCCGTGCGGCGTTCGAGAACGTCACCACCGACGACGAAGCCCGCACGCTGGTCGAGCGGATTCTGGCCGACCAGCGGCGAGACCAGGAGGAGCGCAACGCCGCCTCCCTTGCCGGTGAGGTGCACATCCGCAAGCGCATCGCCCGCAAGCGCGGCAACACCTTCTACCGCGTGAAGTACAGCGCGAGCGAGGACGGCTCCCAGACCCTGTGCGGTGCCCCGGCTGGCAACGATCGGACGTGGGCCGAGGCGCGCTTCCCGAAGCATCTCGCCGCCGTGACCTGCGACGCCTGCAAGCAGATCCGCGCAACCCAAGCCTGACCGCCCGCCGACCACACCCGAAGGAGACCGCCGTGAAGCTCACGCCCGCCGCCCTCGCCGCTCTCACCGCCGGTCGAGCCGCCTCGCAGCGCATGGCCAGCGCCATGAGCGACGACGAGTACCTCGACGCCGCTGCCGCGCTCGGCGACGCCTTCGCCGTCCTCGACCAGGCCCTCACAACGGAGAAGTGACCACGATGCCGCCCACGCCCGCCCTAGTTCTGTCCCGAATCACCATCAATAGCCGCCCGTACGAGGTGTTCCGCGTCGGAGGCTGCCAGGTCGACATCCGTACCGGAGGCGAGCAGTGCACCAGCTGCGCGCTCGACCACTGGTGGAACCTGTGGGGCATTGCCCCGCAGCACACTGCTGCCGAGCTTGCCCTTCAGGACTCGAAACGGCCGCGCCTGCCGTACGCCTACGCCTCACCAGTCCGACCTTCCGCTCGGACCCGCTGGCTTGGACACCCGGAGGCTCCCGTCTCCGACGGCTGGCAGATCCGGGACGAGATGAATCGCGTGGTGTTCGGCTACGCGGCCTCGTTCGACGAGATGGCTGCGGTCGTGGCGAAGGCTCTGGCGCTGCCTGCTTGATGTCCCGCCTGACCGCCCCGTGTTCCCGCCAGCCACCCAACCCAACACCCAGGAGACCACCGTGACCAACCCGCCCGAGGCGAACGACTCCGTGGAGTTCATGGCCAACGTCGTACGCGAGGCACTGACCTGCGATCGCCCGCAGTGCGCGCCGAATGATCACGCGAAGTTCGTGAGCGAGAACTTCCGCATCGCACAGAACGAGATCAAGGCGAGCAAGTGACGGGCACCCCAGAGCGCGGCACCTGCGCCAGCTGCGGCCAGGAACGCCAACTCGTCGCAGGCGGCCTCGTCAGGAGCCACCTGCTGAAGACCCAGCTCTGCCCCGGATCTCGCCAACCGCCCGTCGGAGGCATTCCCGAGCGAGCCCAGCTGACCGCTGGTACCTCACCCCGCCTGCCCGATGCGCCAGTGGAGGAGACCTACGGCCGGTCCTGCGACGGCGGCGGCTGCGACGCCGAGTCCATCGGATGGCGCTGGTACCGCGACGTCAAGGAGTGGCTGCCGGTGTGCGGTCTCCACATGGACGGCCCACCTGCCCGCACCCGGGTGTACGACCAGGGCCGAGGCCAGTCGTCGTGACGGCGGACACCACGCACATCTGACCGTCCTTGGCCGGGGTTTGCGCCCCGGCCACCAACCAGCCCCCAAGAAGCTTGCCGTGATCGCCTGCCCGAACCCCGACTGCACCAGCCCCGAGCTGGCGGATTTCGAGGTCGAGACCCTGTGCGGCCTGACCGGGCCCCGCATGTACGTCGACTGCCCGGACGGCCACCGCTTCGAGGTCGAGGTGTTCGTGCAGGCGCCCGCCGCCCACCGCCCCGACGAGCACTGAGGACACCACCATGGACCCCCTCGCCGACCTGACCGACGCCGAACTCGACGACCGCGAACGGCGCCTGCTCGCCGACGCCGAGGACGCCCGCACCGCCTACCAGCGGGCCAACGCCAACATGCAGCGCAGCGGCAACGAACTCCGCGAGATCCGCTACGCCCGCAAGGCCCGAGCCACCAAGGAGTCCTGACCATGGCCGCCCGTTTCACTGCCCGCTTCGACAGCGACTGCAACAGCTGCGGCGACCGCATCACCGAAGGCGACGAAGCCGGATACGTCGACGACGAGGTGTGCTGCGAACTCTGCTGCGACTACTCCGAGGAGTCCTGACCATGACCACCACCGCCCGTGACCGTCTGCTGGCCGAGCTGCGCGCCGGCGAGGACCCGACGGCCGAGGAGTACCCCGACGCGGCGGCCCGCCTGGAGGGCCTGGTCGACGCCGCGATCGCCGAGGGCATCGCGGACACCCGCACTGCCGCCTTCAACGAGGCCATCAGCCGGTTCAACTCCCTCGCGAACCTGGCCCCCGACTCGCACCGGGCGCCCGGCATCAACTTCGCCATCGGTGCCCTGATGGCCATGCGCGATCACCCACTCGCGACCGCCCCGTGCACCTGCCGCGCCGAGACCGTCCACCAGAAGGGGTGCCTGCGATGACCGACGAAGAGGTCGACCTGCTCCTCGCAGCGTGCGGACTTGTGCCCCCGGTTGAGTGCGGCACTGTGGCCGGCTACATGCGGCACGTCCGTGTTGGTGACGGACGCTGCGAGCCGTGCACCGTCGCGTACAAGACGGCGCACGCCGAGTGGGCGCACAAGCCCCGCAAGCGCAACATCCGGCACGGCACCGCGGCCGGGGCGCGGGCTCACCAGTACCGGCACGAACCCGCCTGTGGTCCGTGTGCCCGCGCGTACCGGGCGTATCAGCGGGACGCCAAAGCCCGCAGGAAAGCCACTCAGGCCACGGAGATGAGGACCTCATGACCGGCGTGTGGATCGTCGAGTTCTACCGCCACCGTCAGCGCTACGAGCACCCGCTGCAGTCGCAGGAGGAGGCGCTGGGGTTCGTGGAGGCCGGCGAGGTCGCGGAGCAGTTCGTCGGCTGGTCGCTGACCGGCCCGGACGGCACCTTCTTGGACGTGCATGACCTGGACGAACTGATCCCCGACACCCAGGAGCAGCAACGATGACCAACACCCAGCCCGCCGAAGGGCTGACCCGGGACGCCCACGGTCGGCACGAGTACACCGACCTCGACGGCGACACCATCCGCGTCACGCCCATCAACAGCGTCATGGTCGGCCGGCTCGGCCCGTCGGTCTACCTGCAGACCACCGAGCCCGGTGTGTACATCCCGGTCGCCGACGTGGAGGCATTTGTCGACGCCGTCCGCCGCGTTGCCGCGCTCGTGGCCGACCGTGCCGCCACCTCGACCGCCCAGGAGGGCTGACCGGTGACCGCCGCCTATGTCCGCGCCGAGGTGCAGTACGAGCACCACCACGTCACCCTCACCCTCACCGAAGCCCCGACTGTGACCGTCGACGGCGCCCAGGTGCAGCCCGTGCAGTTGCGCCTGGACTGCGACACCGACGGCAGTCACATCGTCCTGATCGCGGCCCGGCCCGATGGCGAGACGTGGGCGTACTCGGCCGAGGCCTTGGGCGGCTGGCCCAAGTGGGTGCTGGCCCTGGCTGAGGAGCACCGGCCGGCGGGACTCGCTACCCAGTCGACCGGAGACGCCCGATGACCGCGACGACCGTTTGCCGGCCTGCTGTCCGTGAGCTGCTGCACGTCCTGCGTGTTCACCGCTACCTGCCGTCGCAGGGCCCGAAGGCGCCGCATCTGACGACGTGCTGGCTGTCCCGTGAGGACGCGGGCCGGTATGCGCTGATCGTCCCGGCGATGTACGGGCCGCTGGATTTCCTGCGGCTTGTGACCGTCCGCACCGTGGAGGAGGCCGTCACGGCGGGGCTGGTGGAGCTCGGCGAGGCCCAGCCGATGCGGCCGTACAACTACGGCGGCGCGAAGTACCGGTGGCGGACGATTCAGCAGGGCCAACCGCTGCTGCTGACCGGGCACGGCCGGACGGTGAACCTGTGACCGCCGCCGCCCTCCCCGGGCCCATCGCCCGGTACCTCGCGCAGCGGGATGCCGACCGTCAGGACGCCGTCGCCGCAGCCCTCGCGGGCCTGTCGGAGCGGGAGTTCCTGCTCGTGAAGGAGGCGGCCGTCATGGGCTGGGTGCAGGGCATGCGGCACCACGACCTGACTTTCCCCGGCGACGCGAACGCCCTGATCACGGTCGTGGACGCGTGCATCGCCTTCCAGGACCTGTACCCGACGATCACCAACTACACGATCGACGAGGAGGACTGAGCCATGACCGCCACGAGCCACATGTGCGTGGGCCCGTCGTGCTGGACGTGCGGCGAGCCGAGCGAGCTGCAAGACCTGCGGCAGAACACCGTCATGGCCGCCTTGTACGACCTCCTGAGCCAGCACCCGACCGCCGACCACCACCGGCTCGCCCGGGAGGCGATGCGCGTCCTGCGGCCCACGCTGATGCGCTGGCTGGAGGCGGAGCTGCTGCTCCGTGACGTCCTGAACCACTGCGACGGCACGTGGTCGCCCCCGGGTGGGCTCGACACGATCGCCGTTCAGATCCGCCGACACCTGGAGACCCCGCGATGACCGCCGTCCCGCTCGCCGACCAGCAGCTCGCCGACATCCGCGCCCGCGAGGCCGCCGCAACGCGCGGCCCGTGGAGCACCGCCCGAGACGCTGGCTACGCGGAGGAGTACGGCGAGACCTTCGTCGCCAACTGGTCGGGCGAGTACATGCGCGGCGTGGGGGACTTCATCCTCGGCGTCGGTGAGGAGGCTGAGGCAGATCTCGCGTTCGTCCTCGGGGCCCGCACCGATGTGCCCGCACTCCTCGCCGAGCTGGACCGGCTCCGCGACCAGGCGGAGACCCTTCAGCTCGGCGCCATCGAGCGCGAAGCCCTCCTCGAAGAGGCCCGCGATGCGCTCGAAGCGGCCGGGCAGAACGGCGCGCACGGTGACGACTGGCCCGCCGTCGCACCCGCCATCCGCGCACTCGCCGCCGAACGAGACCGACTCCGCGCCGAGCTCGCCAACCTGCGCCGAATCACCGCCGAGCACATCACCGCCTCCATCGCCATCGGCAGCAAGGCTGACGCCGAATCGGCCGCTGTGTCCCTGGAGGAGCAGCTCGACATCCACGACATCGACCTGGCCGCCGAGTACGCCGCCCTCGACGCCGCCACCCAGCCGTCCGCCTGACCGTCCTGCGGGGTGGCCGCCACCACCCCGCACCCCCCACCCCGGAAGGACCCGCCGTGAGCCAGACCACGACCGTTCGTCGCACTGCTACCCACCGGCCAGCCACCAAGCGCCGCCGCTTCCGCAACGACGACCTCATCGCAGTCGACCTGTTCTCCGGGTTCGGAGGCCTGACCCGTGGCATCGAAATGGCCGGATTCACCACGATCATGGCCGCCAACCACAACCCCTACAAGGTCGAGGTCCACGAGGCGAACCACCCCAACGCCGAACACTGGATAGCCGACCTGGTCGACCCCGAGGCAGCGGACTACCACTCCGCCCGCGACCTCCCGGCGGCCGATCTCCTCGTCGCCGGAGTGAGCTGCGTCAACCACTCCCAGGCCAACACCCAGAAGGCCTACGCGCAGGGCGTTTCCCTGTTCGACCTGGAAGATCCGGATTACGAGGCGCGGGTCACCAAGTCCGAGCGGGACCGGGCCACCGCGAACTGTGTCCTGCACTACGCCGCCCAGCACCACCCGCGGCTGATCCTCGTCGAGTGCACCACCGAGCTCACCTCCTGGGGGCCCGCGATTCCGGGCCGGCCGAAGGTCGGGGACGGCTCCACCTACCGGTGGTGGCTCAAGCAGTTCGACGTGCTCGGCTACCGGTTCGACAAGGTCCTC